AGGTCTACACAAGTCACCTCTTTGAGTTTCTCAAGGATGAAGCAGCGGAGAGCTCGTTTATGCTCAAGTTTCACTCAATGCCCTCCAATTCGGTAGCGATGGCGAGGAGTTTCTTGCGACAAGCCTGACGGGCATCGCGCTCAAACATCCATCGCTGATCACCCCCGTAAAGCGGCTCCTCCGGCACTACCTGATCCGCAGCAGCTCGCAGGGCGGCGCCGGCAAAGCCTCGCGCTACCAGTCGAAACGGAGAGTCTGGGTCGGGGCAGCCACAGGCGGCCAGCACCGCCTGCGCGGCGGGGGAGAGAGGTTTAGCCATCGAAATTGTCGGGTCGATAAGGAGCAGTGAGTTGGCCGTGTTCGTCAACAAAGCCCGCCTCCTGCAGGAACTGTCTCGCAGCAGCACGATCCCCAGCCAAGGCGCGATCAAGCAGGGTTGGAGCCGTGAGTTCAGTGGCAAGCTCTTCAAGGGTGTCAGTCGTGACTCCGTGCCAGTACTCGTCACCGTCGCTGTAGTTATCCCAGGTGACGGCAAGGTGCAGCAGCACATTGGCAATGCCCTCGCGAACGCTTTCGCCGTACTCAAACTCTTCAATTAGACACTGGGCGCGGGAGGTGAGGTGGTCAGTCATCGGGCAGGGCCTCCAGGGCGCGGCGGATTTTGTCGCATACGAGATCGCCACCGTGAAACATACGAAATACCGCTGCGATTCCATCCAACTGCTCCAGCGCCTGCTCTTTCAAGCTCGGCGGCTTGGGGCGGCGGAACTGGATGAGTTCAACTGCGCTGTAGATGTCGCAGTTTTCAGAAACCCATAGACGGCACGCATCCAGCTCCTGATCAGCGCCCCAGCGGGCGGCTTGGGTGGCGATGTGGCGGAGCTGTGAAGGGCGGGCAGTGAGCACGCCGAAGCTGTCACTGTCCCACGGCGCGTCTTCAGACATCCACAAGTTCACCAGCTCAGGCGGCGGAGTAATCGGGTGTTCTTGAGTCATTGTTGAACCTCGTAGTGTGTAGAACTTACGCTTTATCCTTGGTGACTGTCGCTTCAATGCAGTTAGCAAGCTGATCAAAACTCCACTCGGGATGCTTTTGAGCTGCAATGCGAATCATTTCAACGGCAGCCATGATGCCATCATCAATTGATTCTTGCGTGATTTTCTTAATGACGGCTTTCACGGCCATTTCTTCAGCTTCAGTCATCGTTGTCTGGCTCCAAGGAAATTCCAATGTCTTCAGGATGCACTGTTTCGACAGACTCGCCGCCAAAAGCATCAATCTGCTTGTCGCACCATTCCAGAAATACCTTCTCAACCATTGCCATTGAGGCATTCGTGATGGTATCTGGCTGACGCAACATGCCAAGGGCGACGCCTAGCGCGTCGCCCAGCCTGTCTTCAAGAGAGTCCAATGGTGGATGGATGATTTCGGTCATGAGCCCATAGCGAGTTGAAGGTGGGCAGCCAGGATGTGCTTACAGCAGGGCTCCTGACCACGCTCCATCATGAAATGAGCGTCAGTGCAAGTGCAGCCCCACTTGCCTTCGATCCCTTTTGCATTAGCGCCAGTGCGAATGACGGTGTGGGCGTCAGTGTTGGTGGTGGGATCAAACACCATCCACACATTGTTAGCGATGTAGCGAGCGTGGCAAGCCTGGGCGCGAGCCATGCGCTGCTTGGCTTCCCAGGAATCAAACACCTTGCGGCTCATGAAGCGAGGGCCACGCTCAGTGCGGATGACCACGCAGTGCTGCAGCACGTTGAGCACTGTGATGCCAAGGGCCTCTTGAGCTTTCTTGGTGACGCGATGGTGGGCAGTTGTTGTCATGGTGTTCCAGGGGGGGGGATGCCCTCGCGGGCGAAATGGTAAGGCGATGAAGGAGTGAACGACGAGCGAACGTCGTGACTGAATGAATCGCCTGTGCCCAAGACTATAGGGCATAAAAAAGCCCGTGTCAAGCACGGGCTCTGCAGAACATTCCGCGAGCAAGCTATCACGGCTTAAGCGGCTCCACGGGAAAGCCGTTGGCAATGCGACAATACCGTTCAGGATGGAGCTTTTGGCACTTTGCGAAACCTTGATGGTTTGGCTGCACTTGTGGAGCTGCAAACACGGCAAAGGCACCTAGGCCAAAGACGGTGAGCAGCAGGCTCAGAGAAGCAAGACGGTCAAGCATGGTTCCAGGAGGGGGTGAGCTAATCAGGCTCGGGAGATGCAGACGTTGGCTACGCCCTGACCGGGCGAAGCAATGCGCGAGAAGCTGCCGTAGGACAGATCAAGCACGCGGCCACCAGCGTAAGGGCCACGGTCATTGATGGTCACAAGCACGGTTTTCCCATTGTCACGATTCTTTACGCGGACGCGGGAACCCAGTGGCAGCGATGGATGGGCGGCAGTCATGGCGTAGGCATCAAAGCGCTGGCCGCTTGCAGTGCGCTGGCCGTGGTAGCCATCACCGATGCCGTAATGGCTTGCCTGGCCGCATTGAAACGCTGCTGCTTGTGCCTGAGGGGCAATGGCACTGAGCAGCAGGACAGAAGAAAGGAAACGAAGCATCAAGAAGAGGGGGGTAAGTCCAGGAGCTTGCGCCAGTCGCCCAGTCGCAGTCCCACCATTGTGTCCCATCTGCAGGCTCCGCTGCCGGGTTCTTCACATTTGCTACAGGATTCCTGGGAGCGCTCGGAGTGGCAGGTGCTACTATTTCGGAGTGGTTGGTCCTGAGGGCTTAACGGCTCTCCTCGTTGTTCCCTAGCAGCGGGCCGTAAGGGTGGACGGGCGTGACAGTGTGGGCGCGGTCGTTGCGACCAAGCCAAGGCACGCATGAGCCTCAGGAGCGCACTGTACCTGCGGTCGAGTTCATCTCCTGCTAAATCGCTTATCGGAAGCCACAGAGAAAGGGAGGGCGAAAGCCCTCCTTTTCTTTTGCTTATACGGACCTAGCTAGTCTCTATACGAGCGAAGCCGGACCCCGATGAAGCTGTCCCCAGAGCAAGAGCGTGAACGCCTGGCCAGGTGGTTGCGCAATGGTGAGCACTATGACGACTGGGCCTATGGAACCGAGCCCATTCCCGGTGATCACACATGGGCAAAAGAAAAGGCCCCTGATGGGGCCAATAATCAAATGGAAACTGACTGACGATAAAGCTCCAAGATCTTCTCTTCTTCTTTCTGTTTGAGCTTGGCAAGGCGCTTTTCTAGGCGCCTTGCTCGATAGGCCATCTCATCAAAGAATTCAGAAGGCTTCATCATCCACTGCATAAGTTCACGCTGTGACATTCCTTCCATTGTCACACCTCTCCTTGGCCAACTGCCTTGGTGAAGGCTGAAAGGTAGTGCTGCATCATCTCAGGCTTGTCCTGAGCCATGTGCTCCACCACTTCAGCATGCACGGCAGCAGTTTGCCGCACCATGTTGTCCAAGCGAATCTGCAGGCTGTTCAGTTCGTTAATGGCAGTTTCCAGCTCAGGGTATGGGCGAACGTTTGAGCGTTCGCCTTCCATGATGCATAGCGCTGTTTCTAGAGCCTGACAGGCTGACAGTAGCTCGCTGATGCGGAACACGCCCTCAGCCACAGGCTCGTCAGCAAACATGACGGGCACTGTGTTGCCAAGGATGTTCTTGACGAACACGGAAAGGCCACGCTCACTGGCGTGGCCGGAGACGGACAAAATGCGATGCATGGTTCCAGAAGCAAACGGTGAGGCTCGCGCCTCGTGCCGGCATTGTGCCGACTCAGAACCAGGGTGTCAAGCCTTTGCGTACTTTCATTTCACGCAGCTCCTTCACCACACGAGACGATGCCTTGCTGCTGCGCAGGGGCTGATCACGCCATGCAGTGGCCATGCAATGGCAATCGCCTAGCGGCTCCAGCACTGCATAACGATGGGTGCGGTCCAGGAGCGCCTGGAAGGCATGCCGGCGTACTTTTGTGAGGGGCACTTCCGGCTCCTCCAGCTCCACGCGAGCAAAGTCTGCAATCTCGGTGAGGTCTTCCAGGCATTCCGCCGTGATCACGAAATAACGATTCCGTTGAACGCCTTTGGCCCACACGGGATGAGCTAGTGGGCTGTCTGATGCCTTGGCCGCAATCTCCTCAGCCAGTGCAGGCGGCACGCATATATACGCCTTGCGCCGGCTCACGATGGTTTCAGTCTCCGAAGAACCAATAATGAGTTGGGAAAATGACTGTTGTCCACCCAAAGAAGGGCGCCCCCATGAGTTGAGTACCTGGCGGGACTGTATTTGCCCATTCGATGGTTGCTGGGCCAATTTGGATGATGCCTCCTGCATGGGAAATGGAAATGCGAAACGATGGGAAACGAAAACGAGTCATTCAAAAGAGCCGGATACTTTCAGCACATCCTGCGGGTATTCATGCACCGTAGAAATGCGCTTGCGAGGGAATGTGGAAGCGAATAGCTTCCTTACTTCCCATTCACATGTGGCTGACATGGTGATTGCCTCATCTCTGCTTGTAGTGATGAGGAAGGTACGCATGGCGTTGGGCATTTCAACTGTCATCGCCATTCCTTGCCCTGTGTTCATCCACCTCTGAAACGATGCTGTCGCTGAGCATCTGACGCCAGTCGTCATCACCACCAAAGCTGCCCACGTTTTCCAGCGTTTGAACGGCGGTGTTGATCTTGGCTGCGTCCATAGACGCAGCTATGGCAGAAGCAAAGTCTTCAGTAGCCACCATTTCTTGAACGACGCCCACATGCACTCCGTACCATTTGCCCAATGTGAACAGGGCAATCTGACGAAGGCATTCGTCGCCGTATTTTTCCATGAGGGTGTTGATGTCCTCAGACATCTCCACTGGCACTCCCACCATGGAAGGATCATTTACGAAGTCCTGCACCCATTCGTGCATTTCCTCGCGTTTTTCGCTTTTGGCTTCCTGCGCTTTACGCAGGAAGTCATCGACGCTGTTGAAGGAGAACGACAATGGGAAAGAGCAACGCTTGTATCTTGCCGACCATAACGAAGCTCGTCAACCGCTGTGGCTAAAGAGATTCTGTAGATGGCAGCACTGTTGTAGCGTCCACTACGTCTCCAGCCTGCACTGGCAAGGCATTTGCACGTAGATCGTCGGCCTCCTTTAGCTGTTTTTCCTTATCGATGGTGACAGTCAAATCCTTAAGAAATTGTTGATACGTCTTGTCCTGCTGCTCTTCGCGCTTCAGCTCGTGCAGGCCCAGGAGCCGAGCCTGCTCCACTAGAGCGTTCTTGGCCACATTGAGGAACGATGCATCGCCAGCACTCTCTTCCACTTTGATTTGCGTGCCGCCGCGGCCGTCGTCACCATCTTGAATGGTGGTGGTCTTTTTCTTCTTACTGGTCTCAAAGGCTTCCATGGCCTTTTCCTTGAGATCAATTTGCTCCTTGAGCAGACGTGCTCGATGCACGTCTGCGGAAGCGAGAAGCTTTTCCGTATAGAGCTGACGAGCGTAGTGCCGGTCAGCATTTACGGTGTCCTTGCCAATTTGCAATGCATCAGCAATCTGTCGGTTGCTCATGTTGGCAGCCAACAGCTCCTGCACCATGTGACGCCTGAGGCCAACAAGGTCTTTTGCCATGTTGACGCCAGGCTTATTTTTGGCTCTTACGCGCTCAATTTCTTCAGGGGACAATCCTGCATCGGTGAGAATTTTCAATGCATACCGAGTGCATTCTTCTTTGTCCTTGAAGATAATTTCAGGCTGTGCCATCAGGTGGTTTCAACGCTGCCGGAATTGTATCGCCTTCGTATGGCAGAGTTCTTACAAACAACTCTGAGAAGCGTTCCATTTTGTGGAAGGCTACAGACGGAGGGCCATCTTTAATGGCCCTCCTTAGGGCATCCATCTCATTCCATTCGGAATCAGACAGCGGACGATCATGCGTCACTTTTCGCTGCTGCGGCAGCATTCAGCTTAAACCCAGCGTCGATCAAAGCTTGAATGTCGTTCAAACTCCGCCGCCAATGCCGTTCGCCTTCGGGGCTCACGGCACCATATAGATAGCGAGCTTGAGGCTGCGGACCACGTTCTGGAGTTGAGAAGCCGTGATGAATACGGCAGACAATTTCAACGCCGTTGTGCTCCAGCGAGGGGAGTTGCTCGACAGGCTGAGGAGGGTGGATCATTACGAAGTGTTTTTCCTTCGCGATGATAGAAACCGTTTTGGTTATTGAAGGTTTCTTTTGCCCAGGAGCTGGATTCCGCTCCGCCCTTTGGGGGCGTCGCTGGTGCTGGAGGGCAATGCCGATAAGCTGCCTGCGCTTACGGAGGCTGGCTAGCGAAAGGCACTGACTTATCCAGTGGTGAGGGTAAAGGGAGTTGGAGGCAAAATCAAGAGGATTCATGCAGCTTTTATGCCTGGCACAAGGCGTTGGGATTTTGCCTTGAGACTGCGGCATGCTTACAGGGCACCGAAATCTCCCAATGGATGATTTAGGCAAGGACCAGCCCGGTGTTTGGTTCACGTCAGGCGAAAACGATCAGGCTGCTATCACAGAGTGGCTCACCCATCACCAATACAGCGACTATCGCCTCATCCCACAGCTTCATTGTCCTCTTTGCCGCAGTTTAAATTATGAACGAAGACTTCAAGGAGTTCAAGGTAGTCAAACTTCCTCGAAACGGTCCCAAGCCAGGACAAAGTACAAATTCATGGCTTTATGGGAAAGGGCGCGAAGAACGGGAATTCCAAAGGCGCAAGGAACAGCAAGCCTTTAACGGAAAGCGCAAACTGCAATGATGAAGGCGGCCTAAGGGCCGCTTTTTATTGTCCAAACCCCTTCCAAACCGGGCGCTCGATGCGAGCGTCCTCCTGCACTTCCTTGGTGATTTCCTCGATTTCCGCCTTCTTCTCAGCTTCGGCAGTCACGTTTTGTTCAATGGGAGCAGCGGATTTTTGCTCACCAGTGATGTATTGATGCAGTGCTTCGAGGCCAGGATTCTGGAAAACCATTGCAAATACTGGGCCGAGCCCTTAACTTAATAATTATTATATTACGCGGATTCCCGATAAAAGCCGTTTATTGAGAATCTCGATACCACTCACACATTGAGTGATACCACCCCCACATTGAGTAGCATTAAAAAAGCCCGCCTCGTAGCGTCGGGCGGGCGGGGAGACGCCTTTTGAAGTCTCCCTCTCTTTGCGCTAGTTAGAACCAAATGTCGTCGTCCGCCCCATCAGGGGCGGCCTCCTCCTGCTCATCTTCTACTTTGGCGGAAATTAGAAGATCATTAGGAGGAACATCCTCGGGCTCTTGCTCCTGGTAGTTCCAGCTCTGGTAGAGACGATCACGCTCACCAGTAGGGCCAAGCTGCCAGGAAGAATCGAGCAAGCCTTGGCGGCGAGCCTGCTCCAGCAGGCGACGCGCCGATCCAGTGCTGCTAAGGCCAAGCATCATGTTGATCTGAGCAGGACTGAATCGTTCATTGCCACGATTATTCACAATATTCACCGTGCGCATCAGGCCCTCAGGATCACCATCCACTGGCCCTTTGTAGAACCAGCCATAGGTGTCAGGCTCTCGGATGAGGAAGTGCTTGCCGCTCAGGCCAGAGCGGCTTTTTGTCCACTCCAACAAGAATTCATTGGGAGTGGGGTTGTTCTCAGGGCGGTAGAGCTTCACCACTTCTGAGACGTTGGCTTCAAAACTGGAGCTATCGCGGATGCCGCCAGTTTTGTTCAAGTGGTGAAGGATGACGATGGAGCAGCCATAGGTGTTGGCAATGTCTCGCAGTTCGTAGATGACGTTGCCGGCATCGCTCTTGATCAGATCGACTTCCATGCCAGCCAGGCAGGCGGTGAGGCTGTCAATGGCAACGAAACGAGGGCGCTCACGCTTGATGCGATCCGCCAGCCAACCAATGTTGGAGAAACGCCAGCGCTCAACGAAGCCAATGGCATCCTCGGGGAGATCGGGGCGGTCATAGCCGATCACCTGCATCTTCTCTGCTGCATCCACCACTGGCTCATCACATTGGATGATCAGGCTCTTACCCTGCAGGCAGCGCCTTCCGCTCCAGGCTGAGCCAAGGGCGATGTTCATCGCCCAGTTGTAAACCAACGTAGATTTGCCGCTGCCGGGAGCAGCGGCCAGAAGCATCACGCTGCTTTCGGGAAGGATGCCGGCAATGGTCCAGCGCCTCACGTCATTGGACAGGGCGATGGCCTTGGCGTCCAAAACCTCGATCTCCTCTTTCCCATCGACTCTGGTTTTGGCTTCGGAGATGAGCTTGTCCAGCTCGGTAGTGGCAATCTTGAGGCCGTGGTTCGTCATCCACTGGCGAGCTTCAAACAGCACGCGAGCATCGTTGCCATAGAGGCCAACCATGGTCTCCAGGGCTCCAATGATCTCCTCGTAGGAGGGCAGGCCATCCTGTCCCTCGTGACGATCCTTGGAAACAATGGAATTAATTATTAAGTCTTGGGACGCGCCCTCGTCGATCCAGTCGGCCAGGTCATAGCCGTTGTTCTGCGGCAGCGTCTCCCACTCAAATGATTCAGGATCTGCATAAAGCCACTGCGCTCCGGGATTATCTGCTGCAACCTCCCGCATAAGTGCCACGCCTGGCTCATCTCGATCTGGACACAGGACGAGACGCTGGTTGCGGAAGAGCTTGGAATAGTCCCCGTTGGAACGGTATTGTTTGCTACCGCCGAGGAATGTGACGGATGGTAAACCAATCTCCCACAACTTATCGCAGCAAAGTTCACCTTCAACAACAAAGATTGGATGTTGTGTGACCTTCGATGCTTCTACGGCTTCTTTATAACGATAGGGGAGGATTTCACTGCGCAGAGAGTCAATAACCTTCTTGCGCTGCGGCGTGTCACTAGACACGCCTGGATATTCCTGAAAGATTTGCTTTTTGCCATTGCTATCACTGCGCACCACCTCAAGAACCCTGTTGCCATCGCGGTTCTCGTAAGGGAAGATATAGCGACCGTCTTGACGAGCGGGCCGTTCCCAGCGGTCCATGGGCGCCAGTATTTGACGAATTTCAGCGCGATGTTTGGCTGATGGATCGTTCCAGCAATTGTACGAACCGTCAGCCTTGTTGAAACTGAAATTAGTGCCTTGGCATGCAGGACATATATATTTGCCAGCTTCCTTCGCGGGCTCCAGCTTGCCTACGTGGTCAAGGATGTCAAACGCCATGGGGGATTTGGAGATGGGGCTGTTGTAGCAAGAAAAACGGCCCCTGCCACCCCGTCCTTGGGTTTTAATGTTCCCTTAAGCATTAAGAGCAGTCTCAATAGTCTCTTAAGGATTGGGGGTTGGCACCCCAGAAAAAGGTGTGTAAGGTGTGTCGAGTTGCCACCCCCGATGGAAACCCTCCTCATCTTCGTTGCAGCATTCTGCTTCGGCTTTGTCATCACTCGGTATTTCTAGTCATGGCAAATGTTCATGGTGAACCCAAGCGTCGTCGCAATGTCTGTCTCACTGACACCGCTTTTTCTCACCTGGGAGAAATCGCCCACGAAGCAAGAAAAAGCAACAGCGAAACACTGGAGCGTCTCATTCGCTCCACTCCCATATGGGAAGGAAGCGCTGTCCTTGCAGATCATGCATGGGAAGAGTGCTTCGATCACACTCAAGAATCAGTAAATCCTGATTCCATTTTTCCCGATGAAAGCATCTGAACTCCTAAAACATCTCGACGACTATCTCAAATTCAACGAAGATTGCGATCTTCGTTTGTACTGCGAGAGCGTTGTCTACGACGATTGCTATGACGATCACACTCACGAAGTGATTTCCGACATTCGCGCAGTGAATGATTGGCCACTTCCTGGTGAAAGCATCATCACTGGCAATGCCGAAGCTCCTGGCAAGTATCTCGTCATCTTCTACGACTCAAACGAAGAGACCAAGAAACGCTACGCCAGTGGACTCCTTAGCCGTCTATGAAGCACTCCTTCACTCTTTACGATCCTTCGATCATGTCTACTGACCCTGCACAGCAAGCAATGATGGACCGTTACAACGGCATCTTTTCTCCTCTTGAAATTACTGCTGAAGCTTTTAAGGCTGCCTATGACACGCCTGACATTGGTCCACACATTGAGAAGGACTACAAAGGCCTCTCCTATCTCTCGTGGCCATTTGCATATCGCTACCTCAAGGAGCACTTTCCTACGCTCTTCGTCGCGTTTGAGGAAAAGACTGTTGGTGAAGTGGTCTTTGGTGGCCCTGGTTATTACTATCTTCGTCCTTATCTTACCGATGGTGTAAGGCGTACAGTTGCGCTCATCTTTCCTGTGATGGACAGGAAGCACAATGCCATCAAAGAACTAGATGGCCGTGCAATCAGCGACAACTGCCAGCGTGCTGCAGTTAAGTGCATCGCCACCTTCACCGGCCTTGGCCTTCGTCTTTATGCAGGCGAAGACATTCCCAAGGATGAAGACCAGAAAGGCAGCCCAAAGCTGCCGTTGCAGCAGGAATCTCCGAAGCCTGCACCTGCGGTCAGTCAGGCTGCACCGGAGACTACTGGTGGCACTTTTGATGGCAAAGAAGCCCTCGTTGAATTCTGCAATGCCAACCCTCTTGGCCTTGCTGACGTGAGGGCTTGTCAAGTGGCAGTGAAGAATGCCCTTGACACTGTTGGCCTCACCACTGGCGCCAATGTCAAAACCATTGGTGATTTTGGCAATGTGATCACCACCCTTGTTTCATCGTGGACAAAGGACAGCGGCATCAAGATTACCAAGGCTGCCATGACCAAAGAACTCGATGCCATTCGCGAAGCTGCCGTGAATGCACAGGGCGCTGTGGAGGCAGTCAAGGCTTTCGCGGAGGCAAAAAAGTAGATCTGGCGGCGGCGGCATTAGCTGCCGCCTTCTCTGGAATCGTATGTACTGACCCCGATGATCAGCCCATTACTCTCCTTCCTCCCGAGCTATTTCCAGCATGACCCGCTTGGTTTATTTCTGGTTGTTAGCGCAATTGCGCTTATGGCCAGCTTCCTCGTCATCTTCATCGCCAGTCGCCTCCTGCCATGACCACTCTTCATGAATACGGCCAGCACACCTGGCATTACATCTACAACAACGAGGCAAAAACAGAGGTGACCTTCAAGAATCACCACGTATTTTGCGATGAAGTGGTAGAAGAGCTAGCTAACTATTTAATGGCAGTTGGCTTCTTTCAGAGCAACATTATTCAGGCATTTGAAAGTTATGTTGACGAGCACAAGCAAGCCTTCATCAACAGCGCAAAGCGCCTCGATGACGTGGTGGGAGAAGGCCAATGAAGCTTATTGGAGCTTCCCAGACGACACGCTGGATAGTCCACGACGTGTTGCTGCGTTGCTTTCTTCTCTTATTGGTGCCGGTCTACTGGACCCTGCTTTTCTCAAGCCATTTATTAATCGCCATCTCATGCCTGACATTGCGATGTGCACAGGAGACGAATGCCCTGTCAAGGAAAACTGCTGGCGTTACATGGCGCCTCCTGATCGTTATCAGTCACAGTTCGCGGCGCCGCCATTCACCGAGGAAGGCTGCGAGTATTTCTGGGACATGAACGAGAAATGATCTCCTTCATTCTCCTGGCTCAGCTCCCTCAGCCAATTCAGCGCGTCGGGAGCTGCCCCATCGGCTACTACATCTCCGCTGGCTATTGCGTGCCATCGCGCACTGCAAAACCAGCAATCGTCAAGGAAGGCTCCACCTGCCCACTCGGCTACTACTCCACCGGCTCCTACTGCAAACAAACCCGCTAGCCTTCCGATGAAATTCCCCCGCTTTGAACCAAACAGGCTGCAAATCAACAAGAAACGTTTCTACGTTCTTGATGAATTTCCAAATGCACCTGCTGGGATAGCGCTCCCTTCCGTCACTACTGTCGCGTCGGCCACTGCCCCCGTTGGTAAGACCATGGCGCTGATCAACTGGCGGAAGAAAGTGGGGGATGTAGAGGCAAATCGCCGCACCCGCAATGCTGTGGAACGCGGCAATTGGCTCCATGGCGTCTTAGAGGATCTGTTCAATGGGGAAGACATTGAAGAGCATTTCAACCATTCTCCTCAATACATCCCCTACTACACATCCATCCAAGATTTTCTTGATTCCATTGATGAGCCTCTGTTAGTGGAGAGCGCTATCGCCTGGTACTGCCCTTCCAGACAAATTGGCTACTCAGGCACCTTTGACATGTTGGCCACCATGAAGAGCGGCGCCTATGCGCTGCTCGATTGGAAGACCAGCTACAAAGAGAAGCCTGACTACCAGCTCGCCGACTATCGGATGCAGCTTGGTGCCTATGTGCAAGCCATCGAGCAGATGTATGACATCGAAATCGAGCAAGCACATTGCGCTATTGCCATTTACGACCCTGATACAGGGAAAGGGCAGGAGGCTCAAATTGTGAGCCTCGATTCCAGCGAGCTTGTAGCGCAAGCTGGTGTGATGGTGCAAAAAACTCAACAGTTTTTCTTCGACCACTATCCAGGTGGTGTGCCCTTCACAATTTCTATGGATAAGGGAGCTTGATCCCCCGTCCGTAGTCGCTACTGTTGTTCCGTTCTCTGTTTTCTTTCCATGGCTACCCAGCCTCTTTACAAAGTCGCCATCGACATCCCTGCTGACGTGTTCCGTGAGGCCAAGGAGGCAGGCCCGAATGATCGTGGCATGTACAGCCTCCAGGCTTCCCTGTGGAACAATGATCGCAAGACCAATGATTCCCAGCCCGCCTTCACTGGTCAAGTGCAGGTGAAAGGCAAGATGGATGGTGCCAAGGGCTATGCGTCCATGTGGGACAACTCTGGCCGTGCTGGTGGTGGTTCCAGCAAGAAGGCATCTGACGATCTCTTCTGATCTGTCTGGGGGCGCCTTTAAGCGCCCCCTTTCTGGCCCTTCTCATTCTGATCATGACTCACTGTTCCTCTTTGGACATCAACGAATACCAGCAAGCGGCTCGCAGCACAGCCATCTATCCAGATGTAGGCCGCAACATGATCTATCCCACTCTTGGCCTTGCTGGTGAAGCCGGTGAAGTGGCTGAGAAGGTGAAGAAGGTCATTCGTGACAAAGCTGGAGTGTTTGATGCCGCCACGCGCACTGCCATCGCCAAGGAGCTTGGTGATGTGCTCTGGTATGTGGCGCAAATTGCTTCCGAGCTAGACCTTGACCTTTCCAATGTTGCCCAAGGCAATCTGGATAAGCTTGCTGACCGCGCTCAACGCGGGCAACTTCAAGGCAGTGGCGACAATCGTTAACGTTTTTCCGTTTAACGTGGAATAACTTTGTGTTGTTCCAGTGAGCGCTCTTGAGGATAAGTTCCACGCTGAGTGGAAGCTTCACTGGCCACAATTAGAACTTGTTCGCGAGTTCAGTGATGTGCCGATGTGGGAGGAAGATTTTCAAGAGCGCTACGCCAAAAGCAAGCGATCAAAGCGCTACAGAGCTGACTTTGCCCTGCCACAAGCACAGTCCCTCATCGAAATCCAAGGCGGCACCTACATGCGTGGCCGCCATGTGTCAGGGAGTGGCTATGACCGTGATGCTCGTAAATACAACCTGGCCATGATCTCTGGCTGGAAGGTTTATTTGCTCACGTCTACCACGGCCACAGACGCCACTTGGATTGAGAAGATCGGGAAGGCTTGCTGGTTCGATCAACAGCTTGCTTCTCCAGAAGGCTAGCTGCGTGGTTCATCAGCTCCTCTGCTGCTTGTAAATCAGCCTCTCGCAGGCCGATGGCATGACGCAGGTTCATGTTTTCTTTGATCAGCTCGCCTACGGCGCCCTGCATATTGCTCCAACCGACGAGCAAGTTAGTCGCCACTTCCTTGAGCTGCTTGAGATCGGTGCATTCATCAATGGCTTTCTTGTTGACAGCCAATGAGAACTCCCGCTCCATGCTCCGCTCAAATGGTCCCATGGTTGCAATTCTTTTCCTCCCATCGTAATCCAAGATCACAGGCAAGCTGTACTGCATGACTCTTTCGTTTTCCTCTAGCGTAGCCCTGCGCGATAGGCGGAAGACTTTTGTTTGCACCGTGGAATCTGGCGAAACTGCCGAACAAAAAATTACGGTTTTGCCTAGGGTGCCCTTCCGTCGTTCGATGAAAGCCCATCATCATGGACAATTCCAAGCCGGGCAGCGAGTGGTCCTTCTTTCACTCACTGCAGATGGATGGATTGACTCAGGATTCAGGGGACAAATATTGGCTCTTGAAACCAAGCAAGACTCACTGGGGCGTTCCGTCCCACGAGCACAGGTGGTATGGGATGAATGTAAGCACCATCCTTCCCGCATTGGTTACACAGCTCTTTCGCGACTCCGCCACGAACAATGATCGCCCTCCCTTCTGAAACCTTTAAGGTGCATGATCCCCTCGGTGACGGCATTAGCTCTGTTCGGCTTCTCGATTGGATGGGAAGTGACATTGACATCGTTTGTGATGCCAGGCAAAGCTTTGACCTTGAGACGCCTGACTTCGGCCCAAGGGAGAAGAAGCTTCTCAATTACCTTGTCGCCCATCGCCACACCAGCCCGTTCCGAGGCGTTGTCTTCAAATGGCAAGTGAAAGCGCCACTATTTGTGGCGCGGCAATGGTGGAAACACGTCATCGGCGGCACCTATGCCAACGATCAACTGGGCTGGAACGAGAAGAGCTTCCGCTATTGCGCCGCTGATAGCGAGGAATTTTATTTCCCGAAGGAATTCAGGAAGCAGAGCGAAAGCAACAAGCAAGCCTCCGCAGGCCCGCTCGATGTGGGCAGCGCCCGTGTGGCCGAGCTGAAATACGCAGAGGCTCTGCAGGCAGTCAAGGAAGCCTATGCCACGCTGCTCGCAGTGGGCGTGAGCAAGGAGCAGGCACGAGGCATTCTGCCGACGTGCCACTACACATCGTTCGTTTGGACGTGCAGCCTCCAGGCCCTGTTGCACTTTCTGAGCCTGCGTCAGCCAGCAGATTCACAATGGGAAATCCGTGCCTATGCAGACTGTATGGCTGAGCTTGCTGAGCCTATCGTGGCCGAATCCTTTGCAGCCTTCAAAGCTAATGGACAAACTTTCTGACCTCATGGTGAATCACCCGCCGCACTACACAAGCGGCACGGGAGTGGAATGTATTGAGGCCATCGAGGCCCAGCTCACCATCGAGGAGTATCGCGGGTTCCTTAAGGGCAACATCGCCAAATACGTGTGGCGAGAACGACACAAAGGGAAAGATAGTCTTAAGAAGGCTGCGTGGTATCTGGACAGGCTTAATAAACTGGACGCGGCCATGGCCGTTGCCGACGATCTCATCGATGATGCCGTTCGTCTCGACCGCCGCTACCCACGCACTTCCAATGACGATTGAAGGCACCCCTCCAGGCTTTGACGCAGACTGGCGTAAGAAGTGGTCTGAAAGCCGCTATGAGCGGCTCCTCGACACTGTTGATGAGTATCTCTGTGACGATGGGGAAGACTGCGGCGCTGAGCCTTTAATTCGCGATCTGAAAAAGGCGATCATTTACGCCCGTGAGTGGCCGCAGCGTCAGATCGTCAACATGGACAAAGCTCTGGCTGCCATCAATGACATCCATCAATGACGCACAGGTGCGCTTCTACGTGGACTCGCACGATCAAGAAGTGTACGAAATCTCCTATCCCGAACTTGGGCTCGTATCTTGCGTAAGTTCCGCTCATCTCGTCGAAGAGCGGAAAATACAATTGCTACGACTAAGCAGCAGCCCAGCCAACGTCTCCCAAATCGGCTAAAGAAAAAGGGCCACGAAATGGCCCTTTTCTCATGCGACGCGATACTTCCTGCTGCACCACCCGCTTCTCAGCCAGGAACCGCCAGTATTCGGCGGAGTCAGTGTGAGCGTCGATGAAGCTGTTGGCGTAGGTCCATGCCATCAGAATCTCCTCCCGCTGCTGACTCCATTGCTGCATTGGCCGCCACCATTCAAACACTGGTAGATCAGTTTTCGCCAGGTTGCAACGCTTACACGCGGGCACCATGTTCCAACGAGCGAAATGCGGCCCACCTTTGCTCTTGGGAACAATGTGGTCGATGGTCAGCTTCTCATTCCATCGCCCGCAATATGCACAGGCTGCCTGGTTTAACGGCCCACGAAGGGGATAGTCATCGAAGATAGATTTCCTAAAGCGTCGTGTGGCATCCGACTTGCGCAGTTCAATGAGTCCAGTGATGTAATCATCAGGCTCAAACGCCACAAACATGACGCCTATCTTCAATTGGCTGTCCCTAATCTACCTTCAAAATATGAACGATGAGACAGTGCTATACTTTATAAAAATGCCGCAAAGCGAGCAGTGAAGGAAGGGCTAGCTAACTTTGTGGCTACGGTCACTGCCGGGATGCTATTGGCATCTGGCGGCATGATGATTGCCGTGGGAAATCAGCAAATTCGCATTACCACGCAAGTAGAAGGAATAACCAAGAATCTTGAGGCCCTCACTGAAAACGTTCAGCAGCTAGAAGCGCGAGTGAGAAGCTTGGAGATTCGGCGCTAAGCTGAAAGTAAACTCTCTAGGAGAATTACCATGAGCGGCATTGAGTGGTTCGTTATTGGTGGCATCATCGTCGCAGCTCTTGATCAAATTATCGAGCGCACTCCCTATAAGGAAAACAACGTTCTTCAGCTTGTTCTGACAGGCTTGAAGGCTATCTTCCGTGTGAAGGACTGAGGCCATGTGGCCCACTAATCGGGCATTCTGGGACGAATGCTTTCAGATTGCACGTAGATGTGGCGCTCGATATCCTGAACTTGCTGCAGCACAATGCTGCCTTGAGAGTGGATTCGGGCGACACGTTTCTGGCACCCATAACTACCTTGGCTTGAAAGGTAGTGGCGCCACCACTACTACTCAGGAATGGTACGACGGACAATGGGTGACGATTAAGGCGGGCTTCATTGACTTCCCTAGCCTTGCTGCCTGCATTGAATATCTTGTAACGCGCTGGTACAAAGATTATCGCCAGTTCAAAGGCGTTAATCATGCACCTAATCGTTACGCTGCAGCACGCATGCTGAAGGAGCAGTCGTATGCTACTGATCCCGAATATCCAGCTAAATTATCGCGACTGATGAAGGAATATGCTCCTGAGTCTTCGCGCATTTCTCCCATGATCGGCCCCAAGAAACGTCCTCAAGAATTTGGCTTCAAGAAAGGCGACCATCACATCATCGTGAATGACGCCGTAGAGACTGCTAAGTGTTTCAATTCCGAAGGGAAGCTCCTTTGGGAGCTTCCTGCTTTGGCACGCGGCCAGGGAAGCGATTACGAATGGAAGCTGCGCAACACTGACACGCCGCCTGGTCTGTACAAAGTAGGCACTGTCTACCGTGATTATGAGATCAATGGAGACAAGCCTGCATACGACCGCACGCTCATGGCCTATGGCTGGTACAGCCTTGACATGATTGACTTAGAGGGTCAAGAGAGTGGCAATGGAAGGGCAGGGATCATGCTCCACGGTGGTGGCAGCGGCAATGGTTGGCCTGGTGCGTGGGCGCCCATGCAGCCCCTCCTGGCTACCCACGGTTGTGTGCGTATGCACAATGCTCACCTGCGTGATCACGTCATCCCATTGCTTCGCTCTGGCGCTCTGTTCATCAGCGTCTACCAGGAAGGATGAGCAATCAAGCCATCTTCAATGCGTTGTGCTACGAGCTGGGCCTCTTCCTCATCAGGAAGAGGCCTTCTCTGGCTTTCCATCCATTGATGAAACGGCTTCTGGAATGGTGTCGCCCAGACTGGACAGAGTGGAAAACTTCTCTCACCCTCCAAAAAGTAGATAAGCAAGCGAAAGAATTAGTTCAGCAATGGGAAGCTGAACATCGGCATGATGTAGCTGATAAGTTAGCTGATAAAGCACAGGAGCTATTCCCAAAGGCAAAAATAACGCCGCTTCCAAATGCAATCGTGCCATCGGTAATGATTGAGCATCCACCACCAGTGGATGCGAGCGATGCAGTGAAGGCCCTGGGCGGCGAGATGAGGATTACATGGACTCTCGATGGGGAGCCTCCTCGTGCCCACGAGCGATGAGATTGTGAATGTCCATATAGCCACAGTCCATCCCATCAACGTAAGCATCGGCATCAAAGCCAAACACTTCATACAGGACGTGGCGATACGATCCACGCTCTACAACGTCACCCTGTTGAATGCGCCGGCATACGCTGCGAAAGGCCTTCAGCTTCTCTTCATAAGGCAAGGCATTCCACCATTCGTAGTCTTCCTGAGCAATCTTCTTCGTGCGCTCGTGAGCGCTTTGCCGCAGCTCCTCTAGCTGCTTTTCTTGCTGCTCGATCCTGAATAGGTTGAAGAGTCGCTTGGTAATGGAAGGTTTAGACGTGCCGCCAAATAGCGCCATTCGTTTAGTTCTTTCTGGTGGTAGTCAATCCAAGTCATTATGGCGTCGCACAATGCCTCGTGCGCAGCATCAGCTCCGCCATCCGTGATGAACTCATGCAGACTTTCTGCAATGTGATCAACGTGCTGTGTCCGCCAAGCATCTTTAATCATGGGGCCACAATGCGAAACAGGCCATCAGCATAGAAAGCCAACACGGCCCATCCCACCACCATTGAAATGATGCCTGCATTGCGATTGTGCCGCCTAATGGCGGCATCAATCATCTCCTGCACATCGTCTCGACTAACGGGCTCCATAGGGAAGCCACAAAGGATGAAGGAAGCTTAACGCCCTACACCACTTCACGCCATCCAATCAAGCCAGTGCCCTTCGTGGATGTGTCTGCTTCCATGGTGAGCACAAGAATGTCAGAGGTGCCATCAGCCTTTGTCCCTAAGCTCAAAGATAATGCAGCCTCTGCGGGCAGCGAAGAACTAGATCGCGTGCCGACAAGGCCTGCGCCGATCACTGTGCCACCAGAAATGGTTGCAGATGTGATCATTTCCACATTACCGCGACCGTTAAGGGCGGGACTCCATGTGCCACTGGTAATCGTCGGATTGAGACGAAGCCGCCACTTGGCAGTGGTGTTTCCTTCAATGGTTGCTTCAATTTGCGATGGAATGATCACATTGCCAGTGCGACCACTAGCCATGCGAATGCCAACGATTGGCTGCTCGGCACTAATTGACGATACGCCTACTGCAGAAGGTCCAGCAGTGTAAATAGGCCCAGTGGGTTCGTAGCCACCTTCGCTAATAACAGTCGTACATATCTGCTTCATCGTGCCAGCAGGGCCAGTGCTAGCAATCCTATAAGAGCACGGCAAAATAGCCGTACTCATATAAACGTGATCAATAGCATTGGCATGATTTTGCTCATGGCAATACAAATATTCGCCGTCGATGATGAAACCAAGTCTTGTTCGACCAGCTCCAAGCCATTCAATATCAGCAGTGAATAGATTGGCCTTGGAAAAATCTAAATCTTCAAAGCGATCAATATTCCACTGGCTCTGTGGAATGACAGCCTCAGTTACACTCCCGCTGTATTTGCCGCGAATAACAAATTCAATGGTGGCGCCATTAGCGCGAAGTATGACGCCATTGTCATCATCGAAGAAGCCAACTTCCTGAATAAGACCAGCAGTGGGCGTGGTGCCTACAAAGCTTTGAATGAGCTGGAGACTTTTGCCAGGCTGATAAGGGAAGCGCCGCTTGGTGCGGCGCAGCACACTATCACCATTGCCACTCACTGAAAGCTGCAACGAGCTTTGATTGGACAAGAACGTAGTGCCGCCAGTCCCGCCAAGAATGGTGTTCCATTGATCACTGCGTTCGTCATAACGCAATGTGGAATCAAACAGCGTATAAGGCTCGCTCATGCGAGCCCGGCCAAAAGCATCTACGCGGCCACTATCAGGCCCCACTGAAAGAAGCTGGCCTCGATGATCAGCGAGAATGCCAGTTTCAAACTGTTCATCATTAACTCTAATTTGTCCCATGATCAATCAGCAGGAACATAGCCAGGAATAACATAGAGCCATTCAACGCCACCAGCCTTCAGCGCAGCGTACAAACCATCTTTATCTTCCTTCGTAAGGGACAGTGCTTCAAGCAACTGCCCCAAGAGAGCACCAATTGCTTCTTCGTCGGCCTTACCAGCGCGTGCGTCCGATAGTGCCACCAGTAGTTCGGTGCAGATCATGTTGGCCGGCAAATCACTTGCTGCTGCCTGCCGTAAAGTCTGATAGACGCTGGTAGTCTTCAGCACTTGCCACAATTGCTCGTAATTTACGCGACCACGGCGAGCTTGTTCTGCGGCGGCATTCAGCTCCTCTTGCGTCAGTGGCACCACTTCAAATTCATCACCATTCCACAGCAAGCGCTCCGTCGCGCCGTCGTAGCCAGGAAATCCGATGGGACCGCGATAACCGGCGCGGTAAATCTCCTCAGCAGTAAAAGTGGACGGATCAGTGCGCGGCAGTCCATCCACTTCAATGCGAAATGGCAGAGGCTGAGGGTAGCCATTGAGAAAGCTGTAAAGAGCCATGGTCGGAAGGTGATTGTTTTAATTGTAGAAAGACTTAGCCCAATGCAACTGCAAGGCCCAAGCTAGTGCCGCCAGCACTAATTGCAACGCCAGACACTGCAATGATGCGCCCTTGAGCATCCACTGTAATTACAGGCACTTGACTACTACTTCCGTAGACGCCAGACGCCACGCCAGTATTATTCAGCGAAACAACAGCAGTGGTTGTTCCACTGGCCACTGAAATGCCAGTGCCGCCACTTACTGACGTGACAGTGCCGAGAGCAACAATACTTTCTGCGCCATTGTCCCTTTTGAGGAATGCTCTTCCGTCAAAAGTGTTGACAGCAAGTTCGCCAAGCTCAATGTCGCTAACAGCGGGAATCTTCCCTGGAACTGCACTCCTGCGAATGCGAATGCGATTTGCCATTTGGCCTCCAATTGGCTATATAGCCTGACGATGGATTAGTATTCTCCTCCATCGATGGTGACGCCGCTAACCGTCACATTGCTCAACACGCGAGCAGAACTAATCACTTCAGTGCCGCCAATTCTGAGGCCGCCAGATGAAATGTTGACATTTTGATTAAAAGTCCAAGAGTCAGTGGCATTCAACCACTTAATTTCTTTGTCAGTGGCGCCTTTGAGCGTGATACCACCACCATCGGCAGTTTCATCCGTGGGCGATGCAGTGGAGCCAAGCTCAATATTCTTGTCGTCAACAGTAACAGTGGTACTGTTAATTGTTGTCAGTGTGCCATTAACAGCGAGGTCGCCGCCTACGGTAAGGCCGCTTGCAATGGTGAGATCATTTGGCAGGCTAATAATGCCTGTATTTTGATCAAACGAAACAGTGCTGCTCCCAGAAAGAGCAGCACGAGCGCGAGCGTTTGTAAAGAACAAGCTGCCGCTCTCAGTGAGCTGGCTTGTATTCAATGCAACAGTGGCGCCTGTAAGCGTGACTGTGCCAGTAAAAGTTTTATTGCCAGTGAGCGTTTGGTTGGTGCTTAGAGTAGCAAAGGCACCTTCGCCACCAATGGAAATGATCGACGTGGCATTGCCGCTGCCATCATCGCCATAGCCATAGTACAGGCTCTTGTCGGAAACGTTTTCGTTAAAGGCAAGTTCGCCACTCTTTAGAGAAGCAGGGGCGCCAGTTGCTCCAGTTGCAGCTCGCCTTTTCAGTTTAATAATGCTGCCGCTCATTAAAACGCTCCCCCGTTAATCGTTAAGTTTGTGCCAAGTTCTGAGGCTGGCACATATTGCGTGCCATTCCACTGTAGCGTGGAGCCGCTATTTGCTACAGTAAGCTGCTCAATTGCTCCAATGTTAAATAGTTGCTGTCCTGTGAAGGCTGGCCCCTGAGGGCCAGCCATAGTCAGCGAAACAGTAGAAATTATTGGACGAGTGACGACGACAGTATTACCACTCTCTACAATTTGCACCTGCGGAGATGATGCTCCACTAATAACAACTTCCATCACGCCCTCCCTGTAAGGCCTGGATTGATAATGGCAGCCCCTTCAAGGAGGTAGTATTTTCGACCAGTGGGCTCTGTAACTAGCACGTCATATTGGGCGCTGCCACTCAAAGTGGCAGTGCCTGATGCTGGAATGGAAAGTTTGAACAAGCCGCTTGCTTGGGTGGTCCATTCTTGGACAAACGTGGCCAATAATGTGGCGCCATATCTGTCGTACACTTTGCCAGCCACTGTGTAGCCTGACATTGCCACTGGACTGCCATTGCCATCTTTAAGCTGTAAATTCAGCTCAAATGTGGCACCCTGATGAATAGTGATGTCGTATTTAGCGGGATCAATCACGGTGTATCAAGGCTTTTCTTAATGATAATCAGCTCTTGCCCTGCCCTCGTGATGGCTTGCGACCATGAGAAGGCTTGCTGTTTTTGCCCTCTCCCTGTCGGGTGCGCTTGGGCTTGCCAATAATCAAGCGCCTGCCACCAGACAGCCCTACTTTGCTTTTTGCTGCCATTTCTTACCCTCCTAAAGCGAAATAATTTTTGTCATTTCTGCATTTGATTCATAGCCTAGCCAAGAAAACCTTCTGCATATCTTTTCTCTGGCGCCATAGCTGTTCATGTGCCGCAAAAATCCTAAATAGCTATTCACCAAGGTCATAGGTTGATTTGTATATTGGCAGATGCTTGTATTTAGCCAAAGAAAAAAGCGAGAAAGTCTTAGTTTAGGGCATGCTCGCTTGCTGTCTAAAGAACGAAAGTATTAAAGCGCTACTTTGCGGAAGGCACGAACGTACCATGTGGTGTCGGTCTTGGTAGTACTTAGATGGGAGCCATCAATGAAGTACACTGTCCACGCATTCGCGGCGCTGCCCTCAGTGGATGACCAGTGGTAGCTCGTAACAAAGGATTCTGTTCCGCCATCTTGAAAGGCGGCTACTGACGTTCTCAAGGGGGTTCCAGTGGTGCGATTGACTGTACGCGCTGGCACTGAATAAGGGTTGACGCCCCAAGATGTGTCGTTATTGTAGGTTGTTGGCTTTAAGTTTTGATAGGCAATATCAAGCTCATACCGCGAGGGAAGATACCAATCTGTATATCCGCCAATGCTAAGGCTGACGCAAAATTGAGCAGCGGGATGAGCGGCAATCCCAGCAGTAACTATTGCAGCGGTATTTGCGGCGCCATCAAACGGGCTTGTAGTGCCAACTGTCGTGGTTTGACTGGTCTTCCACCGCGAGTCACGCGGATAAGAGCCACCCATGCCCCCGGTGGCACGTGGCGCCACAATTAATGCGTGCGTGGCGTTGCCGTCAGCAGTATGACTAATAAATCCAGCAAAAAAGCCGCCTTGATAAGGCTCACCAATCACTGGAATACCTGCCCGAGTCCAAGTGCCACTGCGCCCTCTGCGATACGCTTCCTGAATTTGCCATGCACCAGGCAGATAGGGATAGGGATTAGTAGGTCCTCCTTGCCAAGCAGGGCTTGCGCCGATGTATCCGCCTTGTCCCATGGTTAAATCGTCAGTAAACTAATGGTAGCAATGGAAAGGACTAGCTCTAAGCCACTGCAAAAAAGATGAAGCTTCCGCCGTTTGCATTGATGGCGGCAGGGGCAGTAGAGCTAATTTGGAAGCCAGCATTCAGCGGGTCGATGTAGTCAGTGTTCGTCACTTCCGCAGCAGTAGAGTTCAATAAAAGTGATGGATCGTTACCACTGATGATGCCGCGAGCGGTGTCCCAGACGTACCAGTCACCGGTGCTGTCAGTGCGCTTGATCAGAACGAACCGTGCGCCTGCTGTGAAGCCGCAGTCGATGCTCAGCGTGGTGCCAGTGCCGGTATAGCTGCCGACCTTGCTGACCCCGGGGCAGGAGGCGAAGAGGTAGGCGATGTAGGTGCCAGCAGAAGTGGACAGTGCTAAATAAGTATCCACCTTGAACGTTGTCGAAGTTGGCGGCCCCCAAAGATCTTGTCCAATAGCGCCATTTGCAGAAGCGTTAGTACTAAGCCTTACCCAGTTCTGCGTAGCGGTTGGCAAACTCTGACTATAAACATACCAATCATCGACTGCGCTTCTGCATTTTACAATTATTAGCTCCGGCGTAACGCCGAGATTATGAGTGATAGTCTGATCGCTGCCCGTGCCCGTATAAGCCACCACGTCGAAGAAGCCGGGGGCGCGGCGGAAAGAATACCGTAGATAACCGGATGTCCATGAATATGTCGTGCCGTCATTTGTCGCAAAACCTACATCGAAGTTAAACTCAGCACCCGTGCTGCTTGTTCTTAAGGTTTTGCCACCGCGAAGACGATCATACGTCTGGGCATTATTGGCGCTACCGGCTCGTTCTAAGGCAAACTGCAAATCAGTAACAAAGCCAGTAGCCGTATTGCCTGCTGCAATGTAAGGAGAAAACACCTTCGTCGCATCCGTAGGCGTCTTCATCGGCCCACGGCGGATGGCGATGTAGATGTAGGTGCCAGCACCTAAAAACGCCTGAAAACCTGTTGGCGTCGGACTGGCTACGCCATCAGTTGATTCTGCTCCTGATGTATTGGGAAAAAGAACTTGTTGACTACCAGTAGAACTTGCAATTACTGGCATCCCCCTCATATTATCAAGAATTCTCCAGTTACCCGTTGAATCAGTACGCTTAAAAAGAAGCCACTGCGGCTCCCAACCAAGAGTAACAGTGGAATCACCTGTAAATGTACCGCAACTCACCACGCTGTCATTGCCGCTATCGCCAAACCCGCCAGCGTCGTGCGCGAATAGGTAGGCGACGTAGGTGGCGCCAGAGGCGTTGACAGAGCTATCACCACCAACTTGGAACGACGTGGAAGATGCCGTTCCGATTACTGTGCCAATATTAGTTTGGGCTGCTGTTGTGTTTAATACAATCAAGTTGTTGCCAGAAAGATCACCAGTTGATATGGACCTATGCCAACACCACCAGTCTGAGGATGCGCTTGTTCGTTTAACAACGATGAAGCCGGGCGTAGAACCAAGAGCGTGAGAGATGTTGCGAGAAGATGCACCATCCCCCGTCCACGTCACTACATCAAAGAACTTCGCGGCCTTGCGGAAGGTCCAGGAGGCGTAGGTGCGAGGGCTTACGTTGACATTTCCTGTGCTATTAGTGATCGAGAAACCGGACGCGTCAAAACTGGTCAGGTCACTGCTTGGGTTTGCATAAGGCGTGTCTGTGGTGTTTGAACGCAGAAACCCATTAGATGCTCCTCGCGCAGTGTCAAAAAGAGCGTTGTCAGTTACTGTGCTTCGGCTTTTAATCCAAACCAACCCACCCTTACCTGCCAGATCAATCCCATTCGTGATCGTCTGCGTGCTGCCGTTGCCTGTGTAAAGATAGGTGGAAAACAGGTCTTCAATGCCTAGCGGGTTGGTCCACGTACCAGCCTTCTGACGCTCCACTGCGTCTTCCAGCTTCCATACGCCACTAAGCTGATTTAAATATGGCCGCCTCGGCGGCTCGCCACCAATATATCCACCAGGGGCCAAGGTGTTGCGAGCCATAATCCTTCCTAAGTCGTAATCAATTATAAGTGGCCCCTTCAGGGGCCGTTTCTCAATAGATGTCCAGTGCGCTCACTGTGATTTCACAGTCACTGGCCGCCGATGCATAAGCACGAAGCTTCTGGCCATGCTTCAAAATCACCTTGTTCGCCACGAATTCCAGCGATGCATCAGCGGGAATAGTAATGGTCTTCGCAAGATAGAAGCTAGTAGCCTCTCCTTCCACAGTGGCCACTGTCGTAGACGTGGAGCCAGTAGCAGTAACGAACACGCTTACATCCACTGCACTGGAACCGTCAGCATTGGCACCAAGAATAGATAGTACCACTGAACGGTCATCGCTGCTATCCAACAGGCCGTCAGCTCCGCTGGTGGGATTGAAAATGTCAGTGACGCTATTAGCACTGCTAAGTTTTGTGCTTTTTGCCTGGAAACGCTCGGCCATGATCGTTCGTGTGCTTTGTTTAGTATAAAAGGATTAGCCGAGTGCAACGGCCAAACCGAGACTGACGCCTCCTGCAGTTGGTGCAGGCACGTTAATCACCACATCAATTTCTTCATTGCCAGCATCATCTGCAGCACTAATCTCTGCAATGCCGCTGGGGATAAAGTTGATCTTACGGCGGGTTCCGGCAGTCACGCCCGTGACGCTCACGCCCACTCGTGCATTGCTATCCAGCGCACCAGTGATGGTCACGCGAGCTTGATCAATGGCAGTAGTACCACCACTGTTCACAATTTCAATAATTTGATCTGCCGTCAGATCTTGCGGCGTGCCGCTAACAACCGTGCCCTTAACGCGCAATGCTGGCATATGCTCCAGCTTGCTATTAGAAATACTGTCGTCTGGAATGACAAGATCATTCAGAACAGTGAAGACCAATGGGTCGGTATCAAGCACTGCTGCTTGAGTGGTCTGCACATATTGCTTACCAGCATTTGTTGCGCCGCTCAGTACAAAGGCGAAGCTACCAGCTTCTACTTCCACATCGGTGTTGTAGTCCAATGCGCGAGTGAAGATGGCGCTAATGCCAGTATCACCAGAAGTGGTCAGCTCATAAATACCATTCTCGCTGGCCGTCGCCTGGTTCTTAAACAGCACTCGCGTGCCAGTGGCGGTAACGCTCACGCCATCGATGGAGGGAGTGCCAGTGGCTGTATAAGTGAAGGTTTGGCCGCTAGCTGCATACGTACCAACTTGCCCGCTAGTCGTAGCCAGCAGCACAGCCTCTTTAACAACCAGACCCTGTGCAACGCTGTCCACATAATCTTTAGTGGCTGCGTCAGTAGATGACACAGGCGAACCAATATTAGTCAGCTTGTAGCCATTGAAATTGACATCTTGCGTGGCGCCAGCAAGAATCAAATCGGAGTTGGCATTGATACTAATGTCATTGCTCACCACGCCGACAGTGATCTTGCTGCTACCAGCGCGAATGCCGCGCAGTTCAGCTCGATAATTGCCAGCAACAAGCGTAGAAGCATTGGCAACAATGCTCTGACCAGCAGTGGCGACGTTTGCCACGCTGTTGAGGCCCTGCAAGTTACGCAGTGCCACTTGAGCAGTATTGCCGCCCGTGCCGCCTTGGTTCACTGACAAGGCAGTGGTCAGGCCAGACAGGCTTGTGATGTCCGTATTGTCACCAGCCTTGGCTGCACCAAGATTGCTTCGTGCATCCGAGGCCGTGGTGGCATTTGTGCCACCAAGGCCAATAGCAAGAGGCGATGCAGTGTTCAGATCGTTAATACTGATGCCACTGGGAACAATGTCAACCGTTACAGAGTTACCACCATCGGCCAAGCCAAGCGATACTTTCGCGCTACCAGCCTTGAGAGTGCGGAAGCGCAGATCCTGCGTGCCATCGCCCAGCGTTGAAATGCTGGACAGCACGTTATAAGTGGTGCCAGCGCCTACCAGATTGCTAGCAGTCGAAACTGCATTAGTGCGAATGGCAAGATCAACACGGTTGCTTCCAGGATTATCAGTACCAGAAAGCAGGATTGATGCACCAGGAATAAAATTGATTTCGCGCCGCGTACCAATGGTGGTGCCGCCAGACGAAATAACACTTTGCTGAACAGTAGTATCAGCAACAACTGACAATGTAAGAGTATTGCTGCCGTCGTTATACGATGCATTGATGCCCGTGCCACCAGACACGAGCAGATCAATCATGTCCTGAAGACCTTCCTTCAGATTGGCATAAGTGATGCGCTTTGTAACAGAAAGCGAGGGGTTGGTCGTATTATCTACAACGACAAACACATCGTCATTGTTGGGCGTTACAAGCTCAACAAGATCCGAAATCAATCGCGTTTGCGCCATGGATCAGGAAGCCCCGCTAACTTTAATTTCCTTGAATACTGGTATCGTAGCACTATTGCTAGACTCCCTCGTCCAAAAAAACGGCCTCAGGGTTGCAGTGGTGCCGCTAAATGCATAGACAGCAGTATTGTTCCTATATAAATCAACGGCTCCAGTAAGACCGTCGCGACGCAGTTCAAACACATCGTCGCTCTTCAAATAGACAGGGCCACCACTCACGGTAATATCAATGCCACTTCCTGCAAGTGCATTAGCACGAGAAGATGCAAGCCTAATCTTGTCAGCACCCGAAGGGATGGCGTAGTAAGTAACGCCACTTTGCAATGGGGTGGGAGTGGAGCCGCTGTAAATAACCACTGCATCACCAGTGGCATAGCCATGCCCAGAAATGGTCAGCGTATCAAAGGCAATGTCAGTGGAAGAACTAACAGTGTTCTTCACCACTGATGCAACGGTGCTGCCGGCGCAGCACACGTTCACTTTTTTATTGTTGCTTGTGCTTTCGGCAAAGCTTACGGAATAGATGCCGTAGTTAGAACCATTGTCCCTAATCTCATTGGCGGCAGTCCACGTGGACACCGTTGAAATGTTGGTCGAAGTGGCAAGGCCAATGGCGGTGGTGCCTACAGCATCACCGCTCACTGTCACGTCAAACAGTTGGGGTTCAATCTTAAAACTGAACCTACCATTTCGCGGTTCTTGTGATGGGTTTTGAAAGATTTGCGTGCCAATGCAGAAGGCATAAGCACGATCTTCCAGCTCCACGGGAAGGCCGCTAGGAGACGTGTTAATAATGGAACTGCCGTTTGCCATGCTTTTGCTCTATCGCAGCCCGTAGTTCAAGAACACTCGCGTTTCGGGCGCTGGGCTAACCACATTATACGTGTTTGTGGTAGTGCAGTTATAGAGCTTCATCCATTCAGCATCCTTCTCGGCCAGTGATGTTGTCAGCAATGCATCATCAACACGACGAGCTGCAAATACAACAGCGCCTTGATCAATGGGGCGAGCGCGAGATGCAATAGCCTGATTAATCACCAAATCGTAAAAAGCAGTACCAAAGTCCCCAGCGGTGATACCAGCTCCAGTGAAGCCGGTAAACACCGCCCCTCCACGAGATGTACTAACGCGAATGGTGCTTACGCCTGGCGTGGCAACAATGTAATAAGTGGTGAGACCAATAACAAAGCGGAAGCCAATTTCAAGCGTGTGCTTACGCCCCAGTGTCAGCGTGCCATCGCCACCAATGTTTGTAATTTCATATTTTTCATTGACAATGGGGAAATCGAACTTACTGTCGTATTCAGTGGTAATAGCTTCACGCACCAAGTCATAAATCTTTGTCAGATCAACACGCTCTGGCTTGTTCGCAGCCATGAAGAACGTGCCAAGCTTCTTACCATTAACGGTCTGCTTGAGAACAAAGTTGCCCTCCAGAGTTCCCATGTCAGTGGCCGAATAGGCATCCTCCACTGAGATGGGAAGCTCCTCTGGCGCTTCTGTAACCAAATCAATTACATCGCCAAATTCATCAAGCCCTTGCAGGATGGATTCAGCCAAACCATAGCTGCCTTCGCTACCGGCAGGAAGCGTGCCATTAATATGGCCCACTTCCTCGTTGATCGAGCCAAACTCAGGATCACGAATGATGGCAAGCTCGGTGCGATAATTGCTCATCACATCCATGGACTTTGGCAGGCCCTGGAGTGTGTTCAGGATACGCCCTGGGGCAAAGTCTTTTGCTCTCAGTGCAAACAACGGGAAATAGTGGGCGGCTTCAGAGCCGCCCAGCACGGGACCAATATCGCGACCTTCTGAAAGGTCGAGGCCATGCATATCAGCTTTTTCACTTTCACCACCATCAATCTGCAGGCTCAGTCCATATTTGATGATGTACTGAGGCTCGACGAGGTAGCCGCTATTGCTAATTTCAATGGTGAAAGGCAGCGCGGGAGTGCCGAGACTAGGGGCATCCAGACTGTCAGGAATGAGCAGCTCGTGCATCAGCACCCAGCGCCCACGAGGGATGCCTGAAACGGTTGCAGGGAGGTCTGTAGCCTCGTCTACGACAAAGGCATAGAACCTAGCAGAACTGGCGCCGTACCAGCCCCACTCCACCAGATACATGCAGTTCTTGGTGAAGTCGATAGCGGCATTGCTGCTGCCGGTGCCATCAAGCTTGTCACCATTAAACAGACTGCGCGGAACAATGATTTCCTTGGGCAGGCCGTCGCCCGAAGAGCGACGATGAACAATGCGGAAATTGTCTCCACTACCATCGGCAATAATCTGGAAGAAGAATCCATCCAGCGTGTCGCCAATTCCCCATAGCTTCTCACAGGCTGGCAAATCTGCCAAGCTCATCTGCAAGCACACTGAAGAGCGAATGACGCGACCAGTTTGGTAGCGGAAACGTTTCTTCGTGCTAATCCTTACGCGCTGGAAGCCGCCGCCTGCTTTTGCTAGTTCAATGCGAACAGCGCGACGGTCAGGATCGTGCTGAATGTAGCCCGTTGGCAGCGGGCTGTATTCCACTAGCACATCTTGAAGCTGGCTCCACTTTGCGCTTTCTAGATCATCCTCGCCAGTTTCATTCAAACCTTGAATTTCACTGACATAAATGTCTTCACGGAGGTCGTAATCATCCGTGTAGTTAAACAGGCTGAGGCTTTTCTCAACCCTTTGATTGCCAAAAATATCACCTCTGATTTCAGTGGGCTTCTCTTTATAGAAGCTCACTGCCATGTCGCCACCAAATCGTGGCAGGACAATGGGAAGGCCTGATGCCTTTACGTCCTGACCGAAAGGAAAATCACCAGCCTCCTGGAGGACTGTACCTGCATTAGCGCCACTGGCAACGACAACACGTCGTTGCCCCACCTCATGGGGAAGCTGGTAATAAGCCATGTCTTTTAATTAACGTTCGCCCCAGGTAATGGAGCCGGCGACAGTGTTGCCGCTGTCGGCAACAGACTGAGCAGTCAGAACGAGAATGTCTCCACTTTCGCCAGTGTCATTAGAGATGGGACGAGTGAGGAATTCACGGTTGTAACGGAAAATTTCTTCAAGGATAATGTTTTGACCGTCATCATCACCAGTAAAGAACGTCGCAACAGGCTCGCCGCCAGTCAGGCCAGTAGCAGTGGTGTTGTATTCAATGGCGGACAGTGATGCAGTCGACGTGAACACGCCAGAAGCAGTGGCTGGATTAACAGTGCTGCCACTAATCAGCAGCGCAGTGGGATTTTTTACAAGCGCAAACTTGGCACGATATTGCGAGGAGAGGTTGGCCATAAGTGGCACCACCCGCATGATGTTCTGCTTGCTATTGCCATCATCGTTGGTGATGTTCTCCTTGCAACGGATGGTCAGCAGCGGACGCACTGTTCCAGGGTTGATGCTGGCAGCGGCGCTTTCCTGAGAGAAAATGTCGTACTTACTAGCGTCACCACCATCGATTTCAGCCTTGGTGCCATACACCTTGAGATAGACAGCCTGTGCAATATTGCCAGTCTTAGTCACCTCAAAGGTCATGGGCAAATTGGGATTGCCCAGGCTGGGGAATGGAATGCGGTCGCAAGTGTTGAGCTGGTGAATGGTCACCCAACGTGCATTCTTAGCAGTAGCGCCAGCGGGCAGATTCTCATCCACCGGCACATAGGCCATCAGACGCGCCGCAGAGCCGCCGTACCAGCCCATCATGATGCGGAACATCGTCACGTTGGACAGACTCAGCGTGTGAACGCTGGGAGCTGCGCCATCGAGCTTGTCACCATTAAAAGCACTGCGCGGAACAATCTCTTCCATCACGGAAGGATCAGAAGGCAGCACGCGATAACGATGGTTGTTGTACAGGCTGCTGGGGTCGCTCACTGTGAAGTCAGTGCTACCCACTGGTGCGCCGTGATTCTGCGGGCTTTCGCCAGAATTAGTGCGGCGAACGAAATACAAATCGTTGCCAATAATGCGAATGATATAACCGTTGCTTCCATCGAAAATGCCAAACTCAATAGTGGCATTTGTGTCCTTCAGCATGCTCACGCCAAAGCTGGCGTCAGTAATGCGGCCTGTCTGATACGGAAATACCAGACGGCTTTGCATCCGAGCAATAGTGCTGTTCGGTGCGTTTGTGTTAATCAGCAACTGCGCACCGCTTTCCTGCGGCAGGTGCGTCACGCTGGAATAATCAGGCGTGCCCGTGGGGTCAGCAGTGATCTTCCATGCCTTTGGATCGATGGCAAGGATGTTTGTGCTGTCCCACAGTTGCAGACTGCTCTGCACGCGAGGGTTGCCCAGCAGGTCATCATGCACCTCGGAAGGCGCACTGAGATTGTCCAGGATGGGCACTGGACTTTGATCGCTCGCAATTACAACCGGCAGCGAGTTGGCCATCGTGGCCTGACCGGCAGCAATCGGCTCACTGCGGCCAACCGTTACTACCTGTTTACCTTCTTCGATGTCAGGCATTGTTCCTTAAGTCGTTGTAATGCGAGGCTCAGATTGAAGTGATGCGAGGCTTCACTTGCAGTGTTCCTAATACAATCGTATCCTCTTTCAGCACTTTTAGAGTGCCACCAGAGGCAACGGAACTAAACAAGGGAGTACCACCACTTGGCACCACTTCAAACACTGTGTTAGAAACAATATTCAAAGTGTTAGCGGTGTAAGTGAGATTGTAGCCAGAAACGCTAGTCCCAGAAAGGCGAACAATGTCAGTGGAGGTCAAATTATGATTGCCACTGGTTGTAACCCGCATGCGATAGGTGCCGAGCCCCACATCCACGACAGTGCCTTGAGTGATAGAAGCAATTCCACTGCCCTCATCGACGTAGTACAGCTCTTTCAAATCCCATAGATAGAGAGCACCAATATCAGCGGGGTCTGCAGCTTGACGGCCCACGTCATAAGTGATGGCACGCTCGTCGTAACCAGTGGCAATGTTGCGACGAAGCGCTTCAGTTTGAGAAGAAGTGAGCGCGAGTTTCAGATGACCTGTCGTCGGTAGTTTTGTGATACCAAAAGTATCAACTACGTTCCCGCCAAAAGTTTCTTTGATTTGAGCAACTACTTCGCTGCTCGTAAAGTTACGAGGAGTGCCAACTGGCTTCTGGAAAGCAAGATACAGCTCGTCAAAGCTGTCCCCTTCGCGAACTGTGACGTTAATGCTTTCCATTAGCCGTTAGTTAATTTGTCGAGGTTTGCAATGGCTTCACTGCGCAGTGAAGACGTGGTACGCATGGGCGCCTTCAGCTCTTCAATGCGAAGAAGAAGTTGCTGCTTCTCATTGCTCAGTCTATCAATCTGTGCATGCAGGTTCGCAAAATGCGTGCTAAGAGAAAGCGTTTCGTTAAACCCTTCCGCTAGTCGCTGGTTTTCTTCTTCCAGCAGTGCAATCTTTTGCACGTAGCCTGCAATTTCTTCCGCTTTCTCACCATCAGACACAACGCGCTCAATCACGCGCTCGGTTTCGATGACTTGTGGCTTAGGTGCTGCAGCCAGTTGTTGCTTCACTTTGCCAAGCTCTGCAGACAGCGAAGCCGCCTGCGCTTGTGCTGCGGCGGCCCCGCCTTCAGACTGGCTTAGTTGACGAAGGAGAGAGCTGTTTTCGCTTTCAAGCTCAGCCACCCTGCGCTTAAGCTCTTCCGCCTCGTTACGAAGCATAGTGGCCTCGATTAAATCACCCTTGCTTGCTCTGGCAACACGCCGGCCATCTGCTCTGATAAGCCCACGAGCCTCGTCAAGGCTCATCTCTTCCACTGGAGCCACCCTCCATCGCTCTACATAGGAGAGGCGGCGCGTGTCGCCAATCGCCCGCCAGTCCACGGCATACGGCAATCCCGCAGGACATGGAGGCAGTTCAATGTCAACAATGCCATCGGCAATCTTGAACACCAAATCGCCAGCAGGGGCGCCAATGAAGGCGCCCCCAGCCTTGACAAACAAACGGCCATTCAATGGCCCCTCAGGGCCGTCAAGCCTGCCGACAATACGTGTCATGCTCACACCTCGCGATAGGTGACAAAAGCTTGATATTCAATTCCGCTGCTCACCACTGTCTGCAATGCTTCGCCTGCAGTGGTAGAAATGATGCCCATGGGGTTGGACAGGATGAACTGACCAGACGATGGAATGAGAAAAGGAGGGGTGAGAGTAATTCCAGATGCGCCGCTACGGAACTGGACGGTGCCGCCGCTTGTTGCCGTAATGGCCACGTTCAATACTCGCAGCGCTTTGGTAGCCACGCCAGAAACTACAATTTCTCCGCTCGTGCTAGCCACCCACGCGCTCTTGATGCCGGAAGGCAAAATATCGTGCTGCAAAATATAGGGAGTTTCTTCCGCGCCATTGCCAACGGCCTGCACGTAAGCAGAGTTACCAGCGGCATCAAGACCAAACAGTGCCATGATTAAAAAAGCAAAAACAACAGACGCTGGTTTAATTTAGAGGAGCCATCGGGAAGTCGTACCGTATTGGACGACGTGAAGTCAAACCTCAATGGCGATGCAATGAACCGCTGGCTATAAGACCACGGGGATTGCCGTCTATTTACCCCGATTGTAGCAATCCTGATCTGATAAGAAGATCTAATGTCGTAATCGCCAGTGTCAATCTTTACGTAGTCGTTAGTTGTATGACCAAGATCCACCCAGTGGTCGTCTTCTTCGCGATACAGTTCTACTGCAAACTCCTTAATCAAAGGATTGTTGCGAGGTTCCTGCCAACAGATGGCGGGATTGATCGCATTGAGCACTGAATAGCCCGTGTACTGTGGCCACTGCCAAGTTGCGTCAATTTGCGCCATTACGTTCCTCGTAAAACAATACTTCCGACGCTCACTGTTGGCGTGACGACAAATCCAGCGATGGAAGTGGTCTGTGATGACAGTATCGTTGAGTCATCAACAATGTCATACTTGTCTTCATAGTAAGCAGAAGCCAGCACTGTTACCACGTTGTCGTCTTCATTCAACGCAATTACGCGGTATTTTCTTGGCTCTGCGCCAGCCTCTCGAATAATCCATGCAGCAGGGAGGTCTGGCTCTTCAGTAAATGATGGTGAAAAGCTGATATTGTCAACGGAGCCTGGGCTACTGGTAATAGTTGAAGTGAGATCCAGTCCGTCAGCAGTGCGAATGATAATTTCATAAGTCTTGCCTGCCTCTAGTGGAACTTCCCTGTCAAGAACTACTGCACTCGTGCCTGCGGCAGCAAGCGTTCCTGCGTAAATGCCAACATTTTTGTAAGGATCAGCAATTTCAATAACTTCGCCAGGCATCAAGAAAAAGCCTTCTGCTGCCACTTTGAACGTAACAGTTTCCGTTTCATTCAAATTGGTAACAAGCGCCCAGCGCCCTACGCGCTGAGCTTGCCCTTGTGAAGTGCAGCCCAATGCCCTGACTTCCAATTCACGAATGCCATAGCGTTCAATTGCATTCCTATCTTCCACATATTCAATCTTGCTCCTATATCGATCATTCTTGTCATTCCACGAAACCAAGGCCACAGTTTTGCGTGCTTTAAGCCCCGTGCCTTCGTACACAAAAGCAGGTTGAGTTAATTCTCCGCCTTCCGCCACTTCTACGATCACATTGGCTGGTGAAAATTGCTTGACAACGGAAGCAGGGCGGTCTTGTGTGGCGACAATCTGTCCCTGTGCGTAATAAATCATTCCGCGAAATGCTGCGGCTAAAGAGTTCAGTACTTCATAGGCCTCGCCACGATTATTAATGTAGGCATTGAATTCAAAGCGCTTTTCCTCGCCACCTTTTCCATCGCTTACTTTTTCGTCGCAATATTTTGCAATGGGAAGAAGCGAATAAATATCAATATCCTTTTTCTCGATGAACTGACCACATCCATAACGAGGATTAGTCAACAAATCATAGAAAACCCACACTGGATTATTGTTGTATTCAGTCTTGAATTGCCCATTCCAAACTCCAGAGTATTTATTTGCTGCTCTGTCATAGTTGACCGGCACCTTTATTTTTAATCCAAGCAATTCTGCCGAAATGTCGGGCACGCTTTGGAAAAACTCAGAGGAAACAGTGAATCCAATAAGCGCCGAGTTTGGATAGCGCAATGTTTCTTGAATAATGCCGACGATTGCTTTGAAATAAAGATCGCTATTAGTCCTTAGGTTTTCGGGATCCTTGGTCAATCTTTTGACCTTCACTGTCCATGGGCCAGTACCAGAAAGATTAAAATTGTATTCCACATCATATGGGCCACGCGACTTTCCCTTGATCTTTTCGTTCTTGTCAACGATGGGAGTACTATCGTCAGTAGAGGAAAATATTTGAATATTAAACTCCACTTCCGTTCCCTTTGTGTCGCCGTCATCCTCCACTTGAAACAAGGAGGCCACGCCAATTCGCACATTAAGGCGATCAAGACTTGAGCTGCTAGTGGTAGCAACTACAGGGCCAATATCTTTTGTTACTTTTGTGCCAATTGATTGCTCAACGCGAATTTCATTGAAGCCCCGCAGGGACGCCTGGTTTTGTGTCCCACGAGCAAAGACAACTTCCACGTCTTCAAAATTTTCTTTTCCATCCTTTCCAACTAAAGCTGTGTCGTTTAGGAAGATGCGCTGATTTCTTTGATTTGCAGTGAAATCATCTGGAAACCCTTGAATCTCTCCTTCGCAAAACAAGGACAACACACTAGCCTTCGCCTTGCTCCGTAGAGAATCTGGGTCTTCCGTTGGCGCGTCACCGCCGCTCTTGCCGCCACCGGATCCGCTGAGAGACCAATATTGAACATCGCCAGCAAGGTTTTCTTCCATCGTCAAACAGGAATGCTTTCAGTGCTAATGGCAGAAGAAATGGTCAATGGGGAAACGGCCAGATAACGCCCGTACAGCAATGGGATGGGATAGCCCTGAGTGGTAAGCTCCACTGCCCGATCAAACATGAAGCTATCCTTTTTCTTGGAGTCGGAACTTGGCGTTTGTACGGGAGGCGTGAGAAGGCCCGCAATACCAGTAAGGACTAAGCTTGCACCAAGTCCAAATAAAACCGTGCCAACTTTTGTTAGCGCCCCTGTTGCAGCAGCAGCGCCAACGCCTGGAATAAATGCCAGGCCAATCAACAAAGCACCAACCAAGATCTGTCCAATTGAAAAACCCTTGCCGCCAGATCCGCTAATCACAGGAGCAATAATTAACTGCTGGCAGCTCATCATCATCTCCTCGTAGCTCATGCCAGTTGGATCATTGTCCACCAACTTGAAGCCCATTCCGTTCTCGTGAGCCCCGCAAAGATACTCCTTAAATCCATCAAGCTGGTTGGCTAGCGCCGAAATGACATCACGAGGGTTGCGCACCATAAAGCTATACGAACGTCCAAAACGCCGTCCAAGCTCCCCTAGGAGCTTCACTTGCACCATTCGCCGCTTCATTCCTTTACGTCCTTATGTCGCAGCACTTTAGTTGTTACTTTAGCCCAATATCCTCCATAGACACTCTTCTCTGACAGCCTATCCATGAGATGGTGGTAAAAACAATTGCCGTCTCCGCTCATCACTCCCGCATGATTTGGAGACGGAGCCCCAATTTGCATCAACAGGAAATCCCCCTTCCGCTCCGGCGTTTCAATTTCATAGAAGCCCTGCTCGGAGTAATTGTCAACAAACATCGTCCAACTTTTACTTTCCCATTCGTTTTCTTCGCCGCGTTCAAAATCGTCTAGCTCTATTCCAAATTCACGCTTATAAAAATCACGCAGAATACCATAGCAATCGTGGATGCCATAACTCCACTGCCTTCCTACATACGGGGCGTCGCCGGTGGGGTTGGCGTAGAAGAAATCTGCCGATGGAGCATGAAAAACAATCCACGGCAAATTACTTTGCTTGCACGCAGCAATGTCGGGGCGTGAAAATCCCCTGACGCCATTCACATGCGAATGATATACAGCTTCAATATCTCCCATGGCCGACGCCCTCGCGTAATCCTCTGCAGCAATGGTGAAATGATCCTCAGGACATGGAGAGGTGTTGTGGCATGGCACTATCTCACCATTCACGACAAAGCCACAACATTCCTCAGGAGAAGCCTTACGGGCTTCTCCTGCTATTGCCTGCTTGATAGAAAGGCTAATCATCGTGTGAGGTTGGCTCCTGGGAACCCACCAAATGGAAGTGAGCTTTTAATTCCAAAACGTAGCTGACAACTTTGAAGACGCTTGCCACATTTGTCACGTTTTTTCACTTCATCACTTGATGGCAATGCTGCATAGGCGGCATCTAGCGCTGCTTCAGCAGCGGCAAGCTCAGACACCGCAGTGTTATAAGCGGCCAAGGCGCTGTCGTATTGATCACTAATTGTTGAACAACTAGAGCCACCGTAATCCAACTTGGCAATGCTTCTCATCGGTGCAAAACCGTCGCTACCTTGACTGCCGAGGTCATATCCAGCAGAAAACGAATTAGCCCTTACTTGCACAGGAGATCCATTGACAAAAAGCAATGCGACGTTATTGAGGTCTTTAATGCCAAACGTGTCGCTACTAAACCCAACATCTACTTTGTCGAGAGTGCCGCCACTGGCTGCAACGTATTGAACAACCTTGTACGCAGGCCCTGTGCCGTTGCGGTCGCTACCGGGGCCTCTACCTGTGTTCTGCTTGAAGTCTGGGCGATAAGGAGGTTGCGTGCCGCTTATGCGAGCTTTTTCTCCGTCCCACACTGCAACAATATTGTTTCCATCACCGTCTTGAATGACGAAAGAATAATCTTGAAATCCTCCTGATTTAAATACAAAACTTACCTGCTCAGTATCTGCGGCATTCTCATCGCAGGCGGCATTTTTTTGTCCAAGCAAGTTATTCTTTTTTGCTTCCGCCGTTGCAAGTTTTTTCTTTGCCGCATCATATGCTTCGTATGCAGCTAAATATGCCTGTCCTGATGCAGACGATGCCCCGCTGACAGTGATTGGCCTGTCAAATTCATTGGCCACTGCTGGTCCGTTATATCCGCATTCAGACCCGCGATATTCCCAGAGGCAATAGTTTTGCGTGATAATTCGCCTTGGAAGCTGCACCCCTTCCAGATCAATTTTGCTAGCAAGTTGCCACGTAATAGTGATACTGCTTTCCGCTACTTTGCGTTCAATGTAAAATACGTCATCAGGGAACTCTTGCGACTGATCGGGAGTGCTTCCGCCATCAAGATATTTCAACAATGTACGACGCCTGGTAACCTTTGCTCCTACCAAGTCGTCGAGCGTATTAACCACTGAAGCCAACGTCCCTAAGACGTTGGCCACTGTCAATTCAGGCGCCGGAATCTGTCCTTTGGTCGTGCGCTCAAAGCCAGCAGCAGCAATGGGAAGTGGCTCATACGTGATTCCTTTCCACTTGATCTTCGTATTATCTGGCATCAAATTGGCCGTGAAATAATACTTATCCGTCGAGCTACCAGTAATTGGCTTTAGATCAAGTTCAAACAGCTCAATGATGGCGTCATGCCATGTTTGTGCTACATCAGCTTCAATAGTCATCGTCAATCCCTAGAGTCGTACACGCGCTTACAAGAGAATGAAATTATATTCACATCGGGACCGACGCTTTCCCATGCCCATTCATTTGGATCGAGCCTGTATTTGTACTTAGCATCATCTTGAAAGAATTGGGCATAGAAGAAATCACCAGACAACGAGGAAAGATCATCGTCTAATGCACTCGCCTGTGCATCAGTGATTGGCACAGTCCTAATGTCGTAGCGTCTGATGTCAGTGTTTGCGCCATCAGGTACCACCTGTTCATAGCCATCGCCAAATTGCACGCGCCTGACGCGCGTGCCTCTACGCGCTGTAAGGCCATATTCAACTTCAAGAGTGAGAGTGGGTTGTGCCATGGTGATTAGCGTGCGCTGTAGATGAGGCCGCCTGGGCGGGTTTCTTTCAGGATGACATTACGAACAGCGCCTTCAAGTTCGCGACCCAGTGCTTGACCACCGCGTCCGCTCATCTGACTGTTCGATTGGCCATTGTTCATATTGACAACAATGTTAGTAGAAATGTTATTGCCAGCACCCTGGCCAAGATCCACGGGAATGCTCTTGCCGTTAGGCAGCGGCACCACAGCCTCATTAAAGCGCCCTTCGCCCACAAGACCCAGGGTGGGACCAGTTACAAGGCCTCCGGTTGCAAATTGACGAATGCCAAAGTTCGGACCAAATGTACCAAATCCTTGACCTCCAGTGTTCTGAAGGATGCCGCCGCCAGCGCCTATGCCCACACTTGAAGGCATTGCTACCGATCCGCCAAGCTTCGTTCCACCAGCAAAAGAACCTGCACCAGGCAAGAACATACCAACGATTTGCATGAAAGCCCATTTGGCAAGCATTTGAGCAACCATGTCAGCAAACATATTGGCAACGCTTTTGAACGCATTGCCAAGCCCTTCTTTCCAACTTTGTGCGCCTGTAATGATGTCAGTGAATGCCTTGCTAAACGCATCGCCAAACCCTTGTGCAGCGCTAGTAATTACGGTCGTCCCATCCAGGAGTAAATCAAGCTCATTCTTTGCCTTTTGATAGGCCTCACCAAGGCTTCCGACCACTGGAGTGGCTGCCTGTAGCGCCTCTAGCCGCGCTACTTGCTCTGGCGTTCCATTCTTTTTGGCCTCTGCCAAGTTCGTCTCAAATCCCCTTTGCTGCTTGCGGCGAGCGGCTTCCAAGGGACTGAGCAGGCCCGCAGCAACTTCAGCCTCTTCGATAAGCTCAACAATTTGCATGCGTTTTTGCTTTTCTTTTTCAAGCTCCTCATCCCTTTTCTTTGCGGCCACAATGGCATCGGCAGAATGCTTTTGGAAGATAGTCGCAGCTTCCCATGCAAGATTTCGTCTCTTTGACTCAAGAGCTGCAAGCTTTTCTGCCGGGTCGATGCCATTTGCGACTAAAGCAGAAGCTTGCTCCCTGACTTTCTTGATTGTTTCATCAATAGCCAGCACCTTAAGGCTCACCTCTTGATATTGGCCGGCGTATTTGATCATACGCTCGGCATCTTCCGTGTTTTCGCCGTACTTGATTTTTCCTGTGAGGTCTGTTCCACGGACAACGTTAGTAAGTTGCGTTTGTATATTCTGTTCCAACGCCGCAAGGCTTTCATCAAGCCACCTTTCGATATCTCCTCCAATTAAATCAGACATGCTTTGTTTTTTATCTTTTTTCTCTTTTCCAGGGGCAAGAGTTATTTTTTCAAGCCTTTGATTTCGCTCGCTTGCCATAATCGCTTGCCGCGATGCTTCCTGCTCGGCTTCGTCTAAGTCGCCAAGTTGATTAAGAAGAGAAACCCGACCACGACGCGCCGCTTCAAGATTGGCCTCAATTTGACCGCGGCCAGCTCTTGCAACTCCACCTCTGTAATCAACCCCCGATGCAAGCCCGGTTCTTTGAAGTGTCTCAAATTCCTGCTGGGATATTTGCAGCGCTTGTCCTTGACCGCGAGCTTGTTGCATCCTCTGAAGAATGCTTTGCGCTTTTTCAATGGACTGTAGCTGTGGCTCAACAAGCTGTTTTTTGCCTTGGATTTCAGCAATCTGGCCGGCGGCGGCAAGAGAGTCCAGATCTACTTTTGCCCTTCTGGCTTCTGCCGCCACGTCACGAATGGCGCTACCGACATTCATGAACCGCTGAACCAGTGCATCAATAGCAAACAACACGCCGGCACCAACCGCCCCTAATACAACAGTCTTAAAGCCAAGCACTGCAACCTTTGCAAGGTTTGTTGTATTGATCAGGCTAAGGAATGCACTCACCATTGACATGATGCCTGCAATGTACACGCGAAGTTGCGCGATGTTCAGAGTCGCAACAAAACGCAGCAACGCCACTGTTGCAGGAATAATTCCAGATGCGCTAAGCAAGCCCCACGCCGCTGTTAGCAAGCCCACTTCAATGGCAATTCGCGTCAACCATTGACCAAGGCCAGTATTAAACAAGCGGGCAATATATTCAGTTACTGTTAAAAACAGCCCGCCAAGTCTTACTAGCGCAGTGCCCAGTTCTCCAGTGATAATGCCTTCTAAAGATTTCGCAATTTCAACAACCTGCCCCAGTGCATTGTACATGGCAAGGCCATTAGAGCTAAGCTCTGCCGTCGGATTAGCCGCTCCTTGCATTCCGGCAGCAAAAGCCTTTACCGCTTCCGCCGCATCGATAACAACCGTTTCAATTTGAGGGAAAAGAGTGGAAGCGACAACACTGACAAGCGGCTCAAAGCTTTCGTACATCAGCTTCACCGCCGTTGTCAGGCCATTCAGTGCCCCCTGCAATGTGTTGGCAGCGTTGGTAGCAGCGCCCCCGTATTCGGTGTTCAGTAACTTACCTACGTTGCGAAGCACCTGCCCCATCGCATCCGCCTTGAATGCGCCATCTTCCATGGCCTTCAAGAACGTTCCGATGTCCATCTGCGCGGCCCTTGCGAACAAAGACAAAGCGCCAGGCATCACGTCGCCAAGCTGGTTCTTCACCTCTTCTGCCGACAATTGCCCCTTGCTTGCCATTTGAGCAAAGGCATTCGTCACGCGATTCACCTCGTCGGTGCTCATGCCAAAGGTGGCAGCAGCCTTGGAGATGCCCACAAACAGATTTTCAATGTCACCCTTTGCGATCCCTGCTGGCTCCATCGAGGCATACATCCGAATAAAACCGGCGCGTGCGCTTTCCAGAGGGATATTTAGTTGCGATACAACATCGCTAACAAAAGCAAACGCTTGCTCGGCCTGCGCGGTTCCTCCTGTAACGGCTTCAAGCTGGTTCCTAAACGTTTGAAGCGCTGTCGCTGCATTTAACGCTTCGCTGGGCAGACTTGTGACAAAAGCTAATGCTTTGTAAGCTGTGCCAAATAGCAAAACCTGTTTAACTGCAGTACCAAATTCATCGCCTAGCTCCCTAATGGCACCAGTTAATGGCAGCTTTGATTGCTGAAAGAAGGAAAAGTCAATCGGCGAGGCGGCAGAAGGCCGAGATGGCTGGGGCTGATATGGGACAATCGCCCCTCCCCTGGGAGGCTGAGCAAAGGGCCTGTAAGGACCAGCGGTACCACTGCCGCCAGCACCAAGCACGCCTTTCCTGGGCTCGTTGGCCATGATGGCGGCGCCGCGTTCTGCCGATCTTGCCAACGCTTCATCAATGCGACGCTGCAAGAAGGATGTGCGATCAGTCTCTGCCGGTCCACCATAGATGGAAGGCTCTCTACCTACACCTGCCGGCAATAGCCCGCGAATCATCGATGGGGGGAGAGCCTGCCTGCCGACCTCCCTCACGCTCACTTGACGAATGCGAGAATTCAGCGAGTCAACAAACGCAAACGCTGCATTGCGCAAGATATTGTTGAGGTCTTGTCCTATCTGCGGAGGGAGAAAGCGCTGACGTGCAAATGCTGATCCAGGAAGTGCGCCAGGGATCGCCCCAGGGGGCAGTGCTCTTCCTGTGGAAGAGGGGCCAATGGAAGGGCCAGGTGGGACAGTCGCAGGAAAGCTAACATTTGGTAGCGCTCGTCGTTGTGCTGCTTGTTGACGCAAATATTCGGGATCAACACCAGCCATCCAGAAGACGGCTCGTGCCACCTTGTCCAAAAACGAGCGCTCGACCTTCCTAGGCTCACGCATTCTCATCTCAAGGTTGCCGAGAAGGCCTTCCATCGCGGCATCATCTAACTGCCGCAAACGCTCCTGCATTGCAGCTTTCGTGCGAAGTCCGCTCCTGCCAGGAACATCTGCTCGCCGCAACATGCTCTGCAATTGCTCGGTATTGGCTTGCGCTACGCGAGCTTCAAATTGAGCGCGACGACCAGCCTGTGCGGCTCCGGGCACGTTGCCCCCCGAAAGCCCTTCGTTCCGCATGTATTCATACAAACCAGCGGCGCCAGTCGGTCCTGATGCAAAACCGGCTTGTACGTCTGCCTTGATTTTGACGCTAAGTCCCGAGAATTTCTCCTCTACAGTCCTCTTGAATCCAGCAATGTCTGCATTCGTGATTGCAGGCTTGATACTAAGTCCAACGCGGAGCTTGCCTCCACCTTGCTTGACTCCTTGATTCTGATTTATTCGGCTCCTAATCCCAGCGATGGTATCCGCGACATCCTTCCCGCTAGCGGCATTTTTAACACCGATAGATACATCAGCCTTATTGGTTATCCCGGCAAATTTTTCTTTGACTGCATTCTTAAATTTTGCAATATCGTCATTTGAAATGGATGCCTGAATGCTGACACCAATGCGCAGCTTCCCTCCGCCTTGCTTGACCGACTGATTTTGAGTAATGCGTGATCGCAGCGCCGCAATAGCATCGGAGATTTCTTTGCCGGTGGCAGCATTTTTAATGCTGACAGGCACCTCGATTTTTTTACGCTGACTAAGAGTGTCTAAACGCTCTTGAAGCTCGTCAAAGCTTTTTTTGCTTAAATTACCGGCAATGTTTAGCTCAATATTGTATTTACGTCTTTTTATCGACTTTTGTAAATTATTCAGCTCTCGGTCAACAACCTGCCGATCAAGCTTGATCTTGATAGGCGCAGTAAATTCCGACGCGGCAATTCGGCCAAGCTTTTGAAGCTGCTGGCGGAAATATACAAGATCAAACGATACGCCAAGCCGGAGTTCCGCCGCCATTACTGCGCTTACAGCATTCTTCTATTAAGTGTAGCCTTTACGCCGCATCATATTACTCATCACTGCGCATTGAAGAGTTTTTAAGCTCTTCTGCCAGCATGGAAACCACTCGTGAGTCCATCTTGCGCGTCTTCATCAGACGCTTCAGTACGGCAGCGCTTTCTTCTGTAATGCCAGTTTCTTTTTTGAGCTTACGAGTGTCAAATGGCAAGAAGTCGTCGGCAGTTACCGACACCTTCTTTCCGCCTAATGCATGAGCAACCATCGTGGCCATCTTGGCCACTGAAACGCTCTGCAAATTGAATTGTGTGTGATCGTGCCGCTCTAGGAATTTGAGGGCGGCTAGCACATCCTTCACTTTTTGCTTAGAAAAATTTTCAGGCCCCCATCGATCATCCTTAAGGCACGATGCATTAAGCCGGAAAAAAATGGCGTTCCAGTCAGTGAGTCCTTTCAGAAACGCCCGCGCCTTCTTCTCTACTCGTTCGGCGAGGCTTCCTGCCTCGCCTTCCTCTTCGATTTTTTTGCTTGTGCTGCTTTCACCTCCGCATCTTGCTCTTCTGCAATAAATTCCAGCATCCTGGTTTGCATCTCACGAGTCATGGTCTTGGTGTCATCAATAGACCAGTCATCAAGGCGCTTCCAGTTTTCGCCAATCTTGCCTTCACCACGGCAACGCATAAATGCCGTGATGAGCTTGGCATTGCCAAGCTCTGCAGAGCCGCCAGATGTGACCATGGAAAGAGTTTCTTCGGTGTATTCCGACAGAAGCTCAGCCTCAGAGAAGCCGCCACCACCCTGAAGCATTTCAAAGGCTTCATCCAGGGGAATATCCTTGGCCGCTGCAATTTTCTTTGCAAGTTGCACTGCCTTAATAGTGCTCTGGCTTTGAGACTTGGAAATCTCCTCCTGCTCAATGCTTTCAGCAACGAGCCAGCCACCATGACGCTGCAAACGCAGCGTCGGAGTGAGTTCAAAGTAACTGACTTCTTCAGATGCCAGTAGGAAGCTGTACTTGCTCATAACTCAGAATTGCCAATGGCACATTAAACGCTTTAAGACGTTCGCCTTTTGTTCGCACGTCTTCCGGCAGTTCAATCAGAAACGAATGTTGCTCGTTTGAGATTCTAATGGTGGTTTCGGAAAAAGAAATAACGCAGAGAATGCCGGCCTCAAGAGTGGGGCCATCCACTTGGGCATTAATAACATGCACCTCTCCAGAGTCGCTCTGCAGATAGTCAATGGGGCCGTCAACCATTAAGACTTTGATCGATGCGGGCCATTAGTCTACCTTTGATCTCGCTGCCTTCAAACAAATACTCTGACGCGAGTTCGTCTGTCCATCGACGAGGATAGCCACGGCTTGGGCCTTCTTCTGCTTCATGAACATACCAAGCATATTCTTGGCCACTGCTGTTTTTCGCATCCCAATGCCAATCAGCGCGAGCGCCAGTATTATTTTCGGAATAATCGTAAGATCTCACTCCGCTCTCATACAGTTCTTCCGTGTCAAGGATGTCGCGAGGATTTCCGGCCGGCGGTTTTTCTTTTCTGTCCGTAATCCGATCAGCATAAGGATACTTTTCTTCAAATCGTTCCCTCCAATACTCCCCATTCACGTCATCCTCTGTCCATTGCTGGAAGGCGCTTAAAAGCGCCCGCTCTAATGCTTTAGTGCCAACAATCCTTGCAATACCAGCCATGGCGCCCTCTATTCGTTTGCTACCGGACGGTACTGCGTGGCAATTTCAATGTCAGGAATAATAAAGCGAGCGTATTGATACTCTCTATCGCTTGACGGAAATCCCTGCAATGTAGCGTCAGGGAAATGTCTCAATATGCGATCAACAGCGTCATCCATGTCTTCGCTCGACGGATCGTATTGTGAAAGCACAACTTCCCATGCCTTCCGCATCTCCACCATGCCCATCAGGGGCCGGCTACGGCGCGTTGGATACTGCTTGATGGATGCTTCCATACCACGCACCTTCCACCCCTTCGGCACGCCGCTCCTGCCATCCACCCATAGTGCTGGCACTGTCGTGCCGTTGGGCAGTGTATAACTGCCCAACAAATCTGCCAGTAACTGCGAAACTGTATCCCTAACTTGCAGGATGTTCATATCAATAAAATAGCCCCCTTTCGGGGGCTTGCGGGACTTTCTCTATGGAAAGGATCAGGAGTTAGGAGCGGTGGGCAGGATTGCGCCGGAGATGGTGCAACGACCAGCACCATAAGTGCTGCGGCTCATCAGATCAAAGGTGGTCTCAACGAGGTTATCTGCGGGATAGCTCTCGTTGTAGTTCATCACAGTGCCGGCAAAGCAGGTGAGGTCATAAGTCTGACCGCCCAGAAACTTGAAGATCTCCACGTAGATTTCAAAGTCCTTCTCGGTGCGACCACGCAGGATCACATCCATGGCTTCATCGAAAGCAGTGTTGTCGATGGAGCTACCATCCAGATCTTTCTGGAAGTAAGAAGTGATGGAAGCCTGGCAACGCTGAGTAACTTTCACGCTATCAGCGAAACCGCCACCACCAAGCAGGTAGTATTCTTGTTCGCCATCGTTAAACGAAACGGTGGCATTGGTCACGCCGCCCAGGAAATACATATTGGCGGGAACGCCAGAAGTGGGGCGGGACAGGACGCCGGCAGAAGCCGGGGTGATCACAGGACGAGTGGCGCCAGACAGGGCACCCACATACACGATGGTGTCCTGACTCTTGATGATCTGAGTGGGATGTTGAATGGCCATTGAAACAATGCGAAGGAGCGTGATTAACGATTAAGGACACTTCCTGCTCCCACAACTCTAAAGTAGCCGTGGATAGGGGTGCCCAAAAACTGACGGTAGTGGTCAGTCATTTCGGTCGTAGGGAGTAGTTCAAAACGCCCCTCCTGATTTTCAATGGTGGCTGCTGCCACACTTCCAGGGGGCACTCCCGAAAAAGCTAACGGGCCAACTAATCTGCCTTTCATATAGACGGCAGTTTCATCAGCCCCAAGCCGCTGATCATACCGAGGATCCCTGCTCTGCTTCAATGTGGCGTAGTACGTAGCGTCTCCTGTGAGTTCCACGTAATTACCAGTGGCCGAATCTGTTGCATATCCGCTCGCCACTGCAAATACCAGGGTGGCATTAGCTAGTGGCGGGGCAGGATTAGTCATCAGACAACAAAACCAAGCAGAGAAGATGATGCCGCTTCAGTGAGACGCTTGAACTCCTGGCCATACAATGTGGCTTCTAGTCCCTTGCCATACACCTTGCCGTCTGTAGCGCCAATTTGAACGCCCATTTGAGCAAGCTGGATGGAAATAATGTGAGCAGCTAGAAAACGTACAGCTCGGTCAGTCTGATCACCAAAGATGTCGGACGATACGTCTGCAGAAGCGCTTTCAATGGCGCCGTTCACAATTCCCGATGGATGGGGACTGAACTCAGGAAAACGCTCAAGGAAACCAGAGTAAGTGACTGTCATGCCTTTCCTGTGCGAATAGCTTCAAGGCGACGGTTAATCGCGTTGCGCACCCTCACGCGACCTTCAATCTTCTTCCAATCCCCGAGTTTGTCCTCATCGTGGAGAAGTTCGATGGCCTGGATGGCCTGACTAAGAGGAAGTTGTGAAAGATTTTCGGCGGATTTGGGAATGGTCTCAATCTCCACCCTCTCTTTCATTTCCTCAATGGCCCCAATACGAAGAAGACCCTGCACCGTTGGGTTCAGTTTTGCTTCTTCCCATTGTTCATCAGGAATTTCCTGATTAAGACCGGGAGCGAGGCTAATCATGCCTCGCTTTGTAATCACTCCGAAACTGGCCTCTCGCGGCGGATTCTCAAGTTCAGGGCGGTAAGCAATAAGCATTGTGTGTTCAAAAAGAACTGCAAATTAGCTTAACCACCCTTTTCTTGATGAACTACCTAGGGGCTTCCTCAGGGAGCCTGAACGTAGATGACGCTCTTCGGATAGTACAGAGCGACACCACCCACGCGAGCATGGGCGGGAACGATGAACTCAAGACCGCGCTGTTGGGGCGGGAAGAGTTCCAGGGGTTGAGGAATGTGCAGTTGCACCTTGCCGGGATCACGCTTGTAGATGACCATCCGGTTCTTGCTCAGCTCGCTCTTGTCGGCATCGAGCTGATTGATGGGTTCAACGTTACGGATGAAGGGGTTGGTGCGCAGGAAGTACTCCAGCACAGTCACATCCGAAGAGTCAGAGTTACGAGTGGTGGAAACCACGTTGTAATCTTCCCAAGCCATCAGGATGGTGTCGGGCTGCTCCTTCATGTTGGAGCCATTGATGATGGCAGTAACACCCTGGTTCAGCAGCTCCAGCATGTCCTGTGCAGTGGTGCCAGTGGCGGTAGCGCCAGTGAACCACTTATCAGCAGCCAGCACGTCAACAGTTGCGTTGTTGAAGAAACCAGCCAGGCTCACCGAAGCCTCACCGAACAGAGCAACTTGCTCCACTTTCTCTTCGTAAGCGCGACGCACAGCGGCGGCACGACGCTGCTCAAGAGCCACGTTGGCCATTTGAGCGGCACGCAGTTCCTGGACGGTGTAACCGAAGGAACCACCGAAGGAGCGGATGTTGAGGCTCTTCTCGGTTTGGCTCACATCAGCACGCGGCAGATCGTCTGCAGCGTCCGAGATGAGCTTGAAGTCACCAGTCGCATCCATGATGCGATAGGTGAAGGTTTGTGCGCCAGGACCAGCTTCGCTGGTTACAGGCAGGATTGTGGGGTATTTGATGTCGGCATATTCGACTTCAAATACTTGAGGGCGGATGTACTCAAGCTGGCGCTCAAGAAACAGACCCGCTTCATCCATACGAAATTCGCTCATGGTGCCTCCTATCAGGAATCAGCGTCAAGGGTGAAGCTGGGGCCATTCAGCTCCAGCAGGGCGATGCCAGCGCCAGTTGTCTTCGACACCCAGCGGGCGCTGCTCAGACGGCGGGTTTTGCCGCTCACAAATGCATGCGAGAAACGGCCAGGATGTGCGCCAGCAGTGGTGCCAGTGTGAGTGGCGTAGTACACGCGCACAGGGGAAGTGAGATCAACAGCGCCAGTCACGTAAACGGCAACCACGCCTTGATTCACAACATTCAGAGCCTGCTTATCAGAAGCAGCGGGGCGACCATTAGCGTCGGTGGCCTTCTCTTCGATGTAGGTGAGAGCGTTAACGCCCACCACGGTGTCGCCAGTAGCAGCGATAGTCTTGGCAGAATTGCCCACGGTGCCTGCGGTGTTAACAACCAGCAGATCACCAAAAGCAACGCCAGCGCCAGTTTCATTCACGAAAGTGGCGACATTATTGTCGGCAATGTCAGCAAACTGACCTTCCAGAGCAGCAGTCAGTTCCAGCTCGTAGCTGGACTGCACGCCGCCGGCAACGCCAGTGACAGTGGTGGTAAAAGTTACGGCCATGGATTACTTAGCCTCCTTAGAAATGGAGAGAGGGGACTTCCAGGCATTCTGCAGCTTCTCCATGTAGGAAGAAGGTGCGGAAGCAGGGGTGGCAATGGAAGCCACGGCCTTACGCAGATCCTCGGTGGAATCAGCGCGACCGGCAGCGTCTTCAGAGATGGTGTCGAACATTGCTTGAACGTAATCGTCGGAACGCTCGTCCAGAGCAACAGAATCACCGCGAACTGCCTTGATGGCATCCACCATCACCTCGCGGGCGCTCTTGCCGCTGAATTCATAAGCAGAATCCAGCACAGGCTTGGCCTTGGAAATCAGAGCCAGACGATCTTCAACGATGGAATCAACGTTGATTTGCTTGGCTTCTTCCAGTTCAGCCTTCAGGGAGTCAACCTGCTCGGCCAGAGCATCGGCCCGCCCTTCGGCGGAATCCATTTTGCCCTTCATTTCCTCAGCCATGGCGTCCATTTCGGACTTCATGGAATCAGCAGCGGCCTGCAGCTCGTCGTACTTCTTCTTCATGTCCTCGTAGGACATCTTGGCGTCTTCTCGTTCTTTGGTGATCGCCAGAGCAACGCTCTCGCTCACCTCAAACTCAGCGCCGTCAAAATTGACTTTTGCGCTCATGGTTTGGTTTTCCTCTGTGGAAATTAGAGATGGATCAGCGGCATCTAGACGATCCAAATGCAACCTCACCTGCGGGCCAGCTCGGCCTCGACGAACGATAGCGACGTGATTACCACTGATCTCCTTTTGGATGCCGTCGTAATGCTCACCGCTATCGGTAACGCCAGGCGTCGGATCATAATTGACCCTATAGCCAGCGCTCACTTCACGAACATCGCCGCGCATCACCTTATCAATGGTTTCGCGGTCAGTCACGGTCATGACGGCTTTAACAAAGCCATTGTCATAAACAATTTCTGAGCCAGTGAAACCGATTTGGTAATCCTTGGTGTTCTCACTGTCCAAAAGAACAGGAGGATGTTCCATCGTGATTGCCTTCCCCGCAAATGAGGCAAGGCTTTCTGGAGACGCCACTTCAGTTTCAGGACGGAATTCCTTCCTGATTGAACCGTCAGCATCGGTGTAATGCTGAATGCCAGTACGAGCAATTGAAGCCCACACCCGAAGATAACCTTCAGGCGTCATTTCATATTTCTCAATAGGAGAAACGTCGTACCGACAAGATGTGGTGCTCATACATATACTGTAAGGGCTTCAATTCAATAGTATAGTAGTCATTATGCTATTCTGCATGAAATGACACAAAAGAATCTAACGGCTCGTAAAGTAAAAAGCCCGCAAAGCTCCCTCTCCGAAGCCAAGCTTCTAATAGGTTCCCGAGTGCGGGAAGCTCGTCTTAGCTGCGGACTTTCGCAGCGAGCCCTTGCAGAAATTCTTTATTGCGATCAAGCAACAATATCTCGCATTGAAAACGGTATCCTGGCCCCGGACATTGCTCAAATCAAAGTAATGAGCGGCGTATTTCAACTCAGTGTACTGTGGCTGATGGGCTACCCATCATTCGTTGTTCACGCCACGCAAGATTAATCTTCGTCTTCTTCTTCGTCTTCGTCACGGATGGAAGCAAGCTGCTCTTCAATGCCTTCCATCACATAGGCCTTCGCCATTGCTACAGCCTCAAAAACAAGAAACTTGGCTGGCTCAAACTGCGGATCAGGAATGTCATAGACACTCACTACGTATTCATGCGTTTCTTCAAGGCGTCCATTCTTGAACACCTGCTTTTCCACCAGCTCCCAACGGGAAGTATTGCGATGGGCGTTGCGAGACAGGATCTGCAGCGCTTGCATCACACTGATACCGTCCTCTTCTTCGCGCACGATCCTGATCCCTTCCATCGCTACTTTGAACGGTTTTCCAACATCTTAAGCGTGCGATTTGCCCACGCTCTCCCCGCATCGCCTCCCCATAGTTGCCAGGCGATGTAACCAGCGTCATCTTCTCCGCCGCTCTTGTTCTTTTCGTGGCGCGAAAAGAACGCAACCATACGACGCAATGTAGCTTCACTCACTTTCTGGCCATTGGCCAGACTGGTTGCCCTGGCCACGCCACTGCCAATCCCTTGCTTACCGGCTTCGCCAGTGGTAAGCCCTCCTTTGCCATGCTTGCGACGCAGCTCAAGTCCGCGCCGCGCAGCATTCCTTACTGCCCGAGGAGGGGCGAAGCCTTCAGCGTCGCCCCTCAGCGCTTTTTTCCGCAGGAGCCATCTTCCATCTCCTCCTCTTCACCTTCCTCCTCTTCCTCTTCTTCCATGCCCTCTTTGCTCATCGAACCACACATTGTGTCGATGTAGGTATCCCAATAAGCGTCGCTCTTATCTTTCTTAGCCATGCCAGCCTCGCTCAAGGCAATGGCAATAGCTTGCTGACGATTCTTCACGGGCTTGCCATCGCTGCCCTTAAGGGTGCCGGCTTTAAATTCACGCATCACCTTACGAACTTTTGCCTGCTTCTGCTTTGCGGTCATTTCTCGACGAGCCCCCAGAAATAAAGATCGTGACTACTTGTATTCACACTAAAACAATAATCCGAGAACATGCTATTCAGTTCAAACGCAGCATGAAAATCGTTTTCAGTGAGATTTTTGTAGTATTCCCAGCCTTTGCCCACCGTTAGAGGGCTGCTGCCCGCATCACTGCGAGAAGTGCCATGCTCCGGCCTGCCCGTAGTTGCACAAGTCATCACGATGAGCCCTTCGTCGCGAACCATGCGAAACATATTTGCAAAGGTCTCTTTCCAATGCGGGTTGTGCTCAAAGCACTCCACCGAAATAGCCACGTCGAAGCCATCTGTAGCGCCGTCATAATCTTGCCCTTCGCATACCACGTCTACGCCACGGCCAGGACCAAGATCCACGCCAATGTATTCAGCGGGTTCTTCAAAGAACCCGCGCACGGTGCCGTTGATGTCAAGGCTGCCAATTTCGACAATCCGCCCACCCTTAAAGAACGATGAGAAAGAAGCCTTGACGCTCTGAACGAATTGTTGCTGCTCAGCGTGAGCCATAACTATTTATCAAAAGGAACAGTGAATTCTTCATGCCCAGGCAATCCGCCCCACTTCGTCTTGTAATAAGCTTTGTTGCGCTCAAAGCAACACCAATGCATGCGCTTATAGCGATCATCACCGCTTTCTAGTGTGCTGCTGTTGTCATGCGACCACGATGGGAGATTCACCTTGACCGCCGGATTATCGGCAACTAATAGCCTCCAGCGGCAATCGTTGTCTTCAAAATAAGCTGGCGCAAATAGCTCGTCAAAACCTCCCATGTCAAGCCACCTTTCGGGGCGATTTACATAGAACGTAGAGAATCCTCCCACTGAATGATTTGTCTCCAGCAAAATGCATCCAGGATTGGCAGTTGCGGCATCTAAAAATGCCGCAATGTCGTTCAGACCAAACACCACATCGTCATTGGCAATAATGCATTGTCCAAGTTGATGGATGAGATAGTTCCAAGACTTTGCCACGCCAAGGTTATATGGCGGCACAGCCACTTTCCATTTCGACAAGTCGCAACATTCAGCCAGTGCATCCACTGCTGAACTATCTTTCATCCGCCCACCATTGTCGAGAATCAACACCTCTGCTTCAATGCAAGGGTGTTCATCATTCAATAAATGATTGCACAAACGAATAAGCTTGTCATAACAAGAAAGCGTGGGAATTCCCACGCTAATACGACGTTTAGTCATCGCCAAATCCCTTGCCAGCAGTGGGCTCTTCAAGCGTGCGCTTAATAATACCGTTCACCAAGGCGCCGATGTTTTCCCACTTATATTCATCTGCCTGAAGACGTTCATAGCACCATCCAGCCACTTTGTCGAGGTCTTCGCGATTGTTGTAATAGTGATTCAAGATTGTCACTAGCCCTTCAACAGAAGGCACTCCACGATCAAGGCCATAATTGCAATCCACTTCCCAGCTCTCAATGGGAATGCGCGGAATTTCGTAGAAGATTTCTTTCAGCGATGTGTGGTCTGGAACAATCTGAGCAGTAGCCGTGGCGGCGTGCTCAAAATTAACAAGTCCCCAGCCCTCGCCGATGCAAGTGTTAATGCCTACATCCACTGAGTTATAAACAAGATTAAGGCGATCAACAGGTAGGCAATTGGTCACGTCAAAGTCTTTGCTTGTCAGCACCAACTTGCCAGTAGCGTCATAGCCCATGTCACGAGCAATGCGCTTAAACAGTGGAATCAAATCCCATCCTTGGTCCTTCTTGCCCATATTGAGCCATAGGCGAGCATCAGGCTTGTCAAGGGCAAATTCAATGAAGGCCTTAATAGTCAAATCAATTCGCTTACGCGGTTGATTTCGATTGCCATTAAATACAAAGAACACATCCTGCGGAAGGCCCATAGCCTCCCGCGCTTCTTCCTTCTTCACAGGGAAGAATGTCGATGTGTCAATACCATGGGGAATCACATCGCACGGCATTTCACAGCCAGCCTTGCGTACCTCCTCAAGGCCAAACTGTGTATAAGTGCCCATGCCATCCCATTCTTTGCAGTCTTCAAACACCTCAGGGAAGAAGCCATAGCTATCAGTGGGGAAATAGCCGTACCACTTAAAACCAAGCTGTTCCTTCAGGGGCTTGGCCACCTGCCAAAGCCTATTCAAAATCCAAATATCATTCACCGCAAACACAAGGTCAGGGCGCTCCTTGACCAGCAGCTCCTGTATGCGATGGGATCCAAACGGATCGGAGCCGCCAGCAATAGCCGGATACATCTTGTACGGCAGCTCATGAGGATCGCCCCACCAGTTCACGGCAAGAACGACAATCTCATGCTCTTTCGCAAGCTCAGGAAGCAGGCTTTCCGCCACTCGTCCGAAGCCCGTTTGCACTGCTGCGTCTCCGCAGTAAAGAATCTTGGCCATACAAAGCGCAATGTCTTGCGCAATGTTAGGCCCAGTTTTCACACGGGACTTGTCGGTATAGCGTTGCGCTTGTATTCGACAGAACAGCGACACCTCGCCCGACATTCACAACGCTGTCCCGGCATCGGCAAACTCCCCATCGCGACTAAACCAGCCCTCGCATAACGAAGACAGTCATCACAATGCTTTGCCTGCGGGTCCAAAATGCGTCGCATCAGAGAGTATCCCTGCTTGCCTTGACGAAGACTGGCACCTTCCCAGTAAGAGCTTCGCACGCTTTCAGCATATAGCTGCACACGAGCAAGAGCCATGGCAGGAGAAACGCGGCCAGCCAAAATATCGCTAGCAAAGCCCTGAAGGAAAGTGTATTCCGCACGAAGCCTCTGGCCGATGCGGCCATACTCTGCGCTGCCCATACCATCCTTACCACCGTGCCCAAGCACTGTTGCCTGAATATGAGCAGCCTTAATTGCCTCGCGGACACTCCCTTGCCATTGGTCAATTGTGATGTTGCCATCAGCCAGCATCTGCGTGAATCGCCGTAGATTCTGGCCGAGTTTGTCAATGCGACCATCCACAAGCGCCATCACGGCCTTCTGACTCATGAACTGCCCAGAGGGGCGCCTATAGCGCCCCAGGTTGGCGTCATAGCCCCACTCCGCATCAAAGCGGGGCCACGGATCACTCAGTGGGCTCAACATTGCCGGCCTCCAGAATGTCCTTGAAGCGCTCAGGAGCTTCCTGCTTCCACTGGTTCAAAGCTGCGTCAATATCAGCCTGCGTGATCAGCGCGGCTTCGTCAATGTCACCCAGGATGAGGCCTTCCGCTTTGAGCGGTTCAATGGCATCAGTTTTACTGCTCACCATCTTGGCCGGACCGCGACGCTCAGGATTGGGATCGGCCTTACGTTTGCGGGCAACAATGCGCTGCCGCTCTTCCTTCGACATCCCTTGTGCTTTTGCCTGGGGCAAGCATTTCGGCTTGCCTTCGCCCTTCTCACGGGCTCCACAAGGCCCCATGATTTCGCCATTAGCCCCAATCCTCACCCACTTCTCCTTAAACCACTTATCAAGGTCGTCGGCATGAAGCTCTTCGCCGTCGCCTTTGAAGGCGCCGCTCAGAGAGCCATGCTTCTCCTTGTACATTTGCTTGTATTTCTGCACGACATAACCACTGGCGTAGGCAGAAGGCCACACCTTGAACTTCGATTTGGCAGCGCTAACGGCTCGTGAATGCAGGGTTTTGTCGGTGAATGTCACGTCGCCACGCACCTTCTCTAGATCGCGAGACATGTAGAGGCCCGCTTCATCCATCGTCTCTTCCGCTGCGCTTTCCGAAGCCTCGCGAGATCCATCCATAGGCAGGCTGCCGTTCTGCTGATCCAGCGGATCGCGACCACCCGGAGGAACGGCCATCTTGCCGTCGCCAGGCTTCTGCGGCATTTCCCGCTTGATCGATGGATCAATGGTGGTTTCAATGCTGTATTCGCTCTTTCCGAACCGCGAATCTGCCACTTCCTGCGGCGTAAGCACACCCACCTGGATGTAACGAGCATCCACCGCAGCCACCCGCGCACGCACGTCAGCCAGCTCACGCTCGTTCATTTCAAACAGAGGCTTGAAGCTCACGCGCCAGTTATCAGGCACTTTTCCGCCAGTGGGGCCAGTCTTACTCAGCATGATGTATTCCATCAGCTTTGTCAGAGGCTTTCGGAAATTAGTTTCTTGGTAGTGATGGCAAGTCTTGGCAAAGTCACGCTCTTCACTACGGCCCGTAGCGCCCAAGCCAGACGGTGACTGGCCAAATAGCAATGTATGGGGAATGCCAGCAGCGGCAATCACATCGATGCGCAGCTTCTCCAGGATTTCGCTCACGCCGCCAAACTGCCGGCTAACAAAGGCCAGCTCTTCCTTCTCCGCATCAATCGCGTAGCCGCGATAGATGCTCTTGCTCATGTCATTCAGTTGCAGGCGATCTCTTACCTGCCCTTCCTTGCCAGCGGCCAGCATGGAAGCCAAGCCCCTCACCTTATGCACAAAGATGTCAAACTCAGTAAGAAGGGTGGCAATGGATGCGGTGCCGCTGTAGTAGTGCTTGAAGCTGTCATAGACGCTCTGCAGCACGCTCATGCCCCAGCCATAGTTCTTCTGCCGCGTGCGATACGGCAGCCAAATGCCGTCAAACCGCAGAATTCTGTCCTTATGGATGGCACGGAGGTTGGGCTGCTGAATTAGATCGCCAGAAATGATTTGGTAGTAAGTTGCCTTGGAATAGTCGTACAGACTTTCTTCACTAATGATCGGCGCAATCTGATGCCGATCCAGGCAGTCCATACCCTCCACAGCGCGAATATTATTCTTGTCAACGGGCATATCGGACGGACGCCCATCGTCGATGTAGAGCAGCAACGCGCTGCCGCCATATAAGCGAGAAGTTTTGGCCGCCTCGTTGAAGAAGGACAGAATTTCCAGGTCTTCAATGGCCTGTTCAACGCCAGAAAGCGTTTCAGCATTGACGCCCTCCCCGCCAAACAAAATCTCAAAGCCCTCGCGGGTGCATTCGTCCGCCACGAGGTCAACAATGCGCCGCATGAGCCAATGTGCATAAAGACCTTCAAGGTCTTCATGGCCCATGAAAGACACCGGCTTAACAGTGGTGCGGGTGGTCTTATCACGGCTCGTGCCCATCCCGGTGAACACATTTTGCAGGCCATCGGCGCGAATACCACCCGCTGTGGCATGCCCGAGCGACACCATATCCCCACCTTGTGTAACGTCAGCCATGCATAAGGAATCCTGATATTGCAATCATTCTAGAACTGGGTACATTGTCGTGTACTGAAACATTCCTCAACATGCCCCAACACATTGTGTGGCAGTTGTCCCCTTCAGAGAAGGCGTTGGCCATAGCCGAAGGCGAACGCCGGCAAGAAACCAACGCAAAACAAGGGAAGCTGGGCCGAAATAACGGCCCAGCCTTGGGCGACGACGCCCTCCGCATGCACATCCTTGGTGCCGGTGGCGAAATGGCAGTGGCGAGCTTTCTTGGCCTAAAAGATTTCGTATTTCAAGAAACAGAAGCCACCAGAGGAAGCTGCGACCTGCCCTTCAATATTGATGTGAAAACACGTTCACGCCATTACTATGATCTAATCTGCCTTCTCGATGAAAGTGAAGACAAGACCCTGGTATTGGTTACGATACAAAACCAGGAAATTAGGCTCCATGGTTGGCTACATGCCCATCAAGCCAAGCAAAAACAATGGAAGAAAGAGCATGTGCCGGGGCGCCCGTGTTATTTCGTTCCTAAAGACAATCTTCGCTCCATGGAGGAGCTGAAACAATGCTTAGATGTTCAGACTTCGCAAAGCACGCCCTTCGATTAGCCCTCTATCCCAAACAGGCTGAAATCCTCGATTCGTTCTTTGAAGGGGGGTTTTCACAGGCGACGTGGGCGTTGGGCCGCCGTAGCGGCAAAACGCTCATGGCCGCCGTTGCGTGCGTCTACATCTGCTTTGTCCTAGAAGACAAGTACAAAGCAAAAGTACGGAAAGGAGAGAAGTGGTACGTGCTTACTGTTGCAAACAGTCAGGACCAGAGCCGCATTGCTCTTAATAACATTCGCCAGCTCATTCTTGATAGCCCATTCGCGCAGGAAATCTCCCGCGAAACCGCTGATCAAATTGAGATGAGCAATGGATGTGTGTTCAAGGCTATTCCTACATCGGGTCGTGCTGCTCGTGGTCTTGCCTGCTGCGCCTGTGTGTTCGACGAGCTTGCGTTCGCCGTGGACGGCGACGCAAACTCTGGCGCCAACGGCATCTATCAGGCACTCTCTCCTGCAGTGGCACAGTTCGGCAGCGACGGCAAAATCCTTGAGCTGTCTTCACCATGGCTGACTGACGGTCTCTTCTACCAACATTTCAAGGAGGCAGCCTCCGGTCGCTTTCCACACCTACAAGCGGTCAACCTCCCAACGTGGGAGATGAACCCAACCATCTCTCGCGATTTCCTGGAACTGGAGCGCCAGCGCGATCCCGATAAGTTCAACGTTGAATACGGAGCGCAGTTCTCCGCCAACCTTTCAGCCCTCATCTCCCCCGATGTGGTTGAGGCCTGCATTGATGACAAACGCAAAGCGCTCCCCCCAGAGGAGCGCTTCGTTGGCTCCTACGTGCTATCGCTTGACCCTGCCCGTGGCGGCATTGGAAGAGATAATTACACCGCCTGTATTGTTCACTTTGACAATGGAATATTAGTTGTGGACAAGTTCCACACGTTCGTGGCGGATTTTGAAATTAACGGCAGGAAGGAAGTTAACATTAACGCCGTTGAAGATTGGATAAGGGAGCAACATAAGCTCTATGTGTTTGAAAAGATTGTGATGGACCAGTACAACAGTGCGGGCACAATCCAGGCCCTCACTGGCGACTACCCCATTGAAGAACTCACTTGGACCATTTCTTCTAAAACAAAAGCATTCTCAAAGATGCGTGAACTGTTCAACGCAGGACAAGTGAACATTTACAATCACGAGAAGGCTATTAGTGAAATTAAAGGGCTCACTGTTGTATACAAAGCAGGAGGACAATGGAGTGTCACTGGCGGCAAACAAACTGGTATTGACGACCATGCTTTCGCCCTGGCCGCGGCAATTCATGCAGCTAATAAAGACGATGAGTCCAATTGGCTAGAAAATTTCTTGTGAGCCTCTAGTATGTTCAAGAATTTATCTTCACCATGAAGTGGAAACACTTGAGCTTAATCTTCAGGAAGCACAGTTCCTGCTAGCCATCTTTGAAGGCGATCGTCAAACAGCCCTGCAACTTCTTGCCGCAGAGCATTTCTATCAGCCTTCTCTACTGCCGCGTTTGCGTAAAGTTTATCAAGTGTTGAAAAAACAACAAAAACTACAACAATCTTCCGAAACAGAAGTAGCCTGAAGGTGTTCGCAGTTCTTCAATGGACGACGAAACTCTCCATCAGGCATTCGCCAAAGTGGTAGACGCTTCCTTCGATTTCACCATGGCCTTCAATACGCATGGCGCCGACAGCGAAGAGGCCCATCAGGCCATGAGGGCCTACGAAAAGGCCATGGCTGACTATCAAAGGGATGCAAAGCGCCCTTTCGACGCTGCAACACACTGGGGCAGTTTCTGCAGCCTCAATCCCAGCGCACTGGAGTGCCGCATTTACGACGTGTGAACGGCGATACAGTCTGCATGCAATACTTCCTCAAGGGGCGCAAGCACCAAGCTTGCGTCCCGCTCCGGGAAGCTAGGCACCACCATCGATGGGTGATCGAGCAAGGTGGCGTGGTGTATTGGTCCTGGCGCCAATAGCTGCCAAGTATTGGCAAATTTTCATTCCCGGCGAATATTACGAAAAGCTGAAAAAACCGCTATAGTTTCTGGGCATTCGCGATGCAGCCACGAGGGGACGCCCGAGTGGTTTAGAGGATGTATCAGGCATCCTCGGTTGCAGAAAGGGTGGGGAAGTCCTTTCTGCTGTTGCCGTACCAGGCGACGATGAAGCAAGTAGGAGGTCCGCCGCACGGACGTTATGGGGCTAATGCGCCCCGCTCCTACCCTTGCGCAAGCTTTGATACACTGAAGGTACGTTCACCCCGCAAGGGGCGCATGACGCGCTGGCACGGAACGGGGCCAGCATCATGGAGAACAACCATGAACCCTCTCGCTCTGATCAAGCAACAGCTTGAAAAAGCTGCTCGTTTGCGTGAAGCACAAATGGCGTCGCTCGTTTATCGAGGCGTTGCCTACGTTCCCAAGCCCCATTGGTTCTGAACCTGTCACTGGTTTTGAGCCACTGTGGTAAGCTTGGCGAGCTGACGCGCTTTTCACTCTCTCACGACGTTTGCTCGTCGTTCAGATGATCAAAGCGCTAGGCAAAGGGAAAGGGGGCTCAGGCCCCCTTTCTTAGTGTCTGCACACAGCTAGGCAGTTGCTTGTTCCAGTGTCGAATAACGCCAGCCACAATAAACACATTGGTGGCCATGTATGAAAACAAGATAAAAGTTCGCACTAAAGCAATAATATCTGCCTCTTTTTCATGCTTCCCTGCTTTCTCCCCCAGAGCTAGAGCCCAAAGTCTCCACGCTGTTTTTCTCTTGCTCATACACCCAAGCCTTCAGTTCTCTCACGTATTGTCTGATGATATCGGCCTTCTGTAGGTGCCAAGGATTGTGGTCTTTGAAATACTGAGAGTTATGCCAATCCACAGCCTGCAAGAGGCGATGGATGATTGGGTTGAGCGGCTCACGCAGCGGCGTGTTGAACGTTCGACGCTCGGACATCCGCGAAATGCGCCTTTATCTCCTCATATGCTACTGGCGTAAAGCCATTTACTTCAACGCAGGCATTGAAATAGAAGGGATCGGGCATTCCCTGATACATCACAGTGTGACGATGAAGGTGGCCATGCACATTGCCCCAATAGCGCTCTGAAATGAAACAATCACGATGGAGGGGAATGTGACTAAACACTAAGCCATCCCTGTAATGACATCCGCGAATGTCATAGAAATACTTCGCATAGTCAGCCATCTTGAAGATGTCGTGATTGCCGCGAATCAAAATCTTCCTTCCATTGAGACGCTCCAGCACGCGCAGTCCACTGCGCGGGATGGCCACGTCTCCTAGGTGGTAAACAGTGTCACCAGGATTGACTGTCTTATTCCACCTTTCCACCATTGTCTCGTGCATTTCCTCCACAGAAGAGAACGGACGCACGGGAGTACCGTCAGTATGCAGAAAAGTAAGCATCTTGGTGTGACCAAAATGCGTATCTGACGTGATGAAGAGGCTCACGAGAGTGCCGTGAAAATGGGGACCGCTGGGAATCGAACCCAGTATTCCATGCTATTTGCACGGCGTGTGCCAACACCTCGGATCCAGAGGCTCCTCTGTTTGGGCATCATCTCTAGAGACCATATTGTTGGCGCCAACAAAATGGTCCCCGTCTGAGAGCTAAGCCTGAGGAGCGTTCAGCCCGATGCTACGGAAGCAGAGCGGGGGTGATGGACCAAGCGTGAAGCAATTAGAAATACTAAATCGCTTCAGAGGCTTGGCCTCTATCGCTAGTAACTATAGCCTCAGGCGCGGCCTTGAGGCGGTTCTTGCGCTCCTGGATGGACTCAGGCGTGGAATTGCTAACAAGGTACATCGCCGCAGCGAACAGCGTGTTCACGTCGTCTTTGGCGTGCCCGAGCATGATGTTGCAATTCCCGCACAAAATGCCGCGCACTTGGCCAAACTCATGACAATGATCAACGACAAATTGACCACTCGCATGATTTGGCTTGGCGCTTCCGCAAATTGCGCATTGGCGGCCCTGCAAATCAAACATCTCATTCCACTGATCGAGCGTGATTCCGTAGTTGAGACGCAATGATTTGTCTTTTTCCTTTTGAGCTGAATAGTTTGCCTTGTTTCTCGCTGCCACAGCCTCACGTCTCCCTGCATAACTAGAGGACGCATCGCCCTTCATGCACGTCTTGCATCGAGCAGTGAGTCCATCGATCACCCTCTTTTCTTTGTAGAACTCTGACGGCGCCTTCGTTTCGCCGCATTTAATACACTGTTTCATTCAAAGAATAAGAAAGGCGCTAGACGACAAGCCTAGCGCCTTTCTAAAAGCAGTGGTGGCGTGTGTTCTTCAGCGACCGTAACTAGGAAGGTCGGTGTTGGCTGCTTCAAAGAAAGCAATCTGGCGGGCGCGGCGCGTTTCGACCATCTCAGGAGCCTTGCCCGTATAGAACAAATTCTCGGACTGGCGCATCCAAAAGTCCTTATCAAGCCATTGGTTTTCGCTGCGGCCAAGCCGTTCAAACAGCCATGCAGCAGTGGCAGCACGCAGCTTGTTCAAGCTCGCAGAGTCCTCCTGGTTCAGCTCCTTGGCAACCATTCCATGGATGGCAGTATGAACACGCTCGTCGCGGCTAATGTCCGCGCTAACGGTGCGCATGCCAATATCGCCGTTCTGACGGAAGAAGGGCAATGCAACAAAGAAAATGGAACGCTCAAGGATGGCAGCCTTGTGAACAGGGTGGGCCGGATGCTCATTCCATACCTTGAGAATGTTCATCACGTCACGCTCTGCCTTCTCGTCAACACCATGAGCTGCGGCAACGTAGTTCAGAGCTTGATCATGGCGCTCCTCATCTTCCATGTTTGACATCAGTGCTTCAACCACTCCATGTGTGGAAGGCAGGTCACGCTCTAGGCCCTGCTGAAGCAGATCTTTTACGGGCAGTTCAAGGTGACGCAGTGCCAATGCGCGGAAAATCGTCTCTTCACTACCAGAAACGACGGCACCTTTGCTAACGGGCACCGCTTGCCACGGGCGCTTTTTAGCGATGGTATCCAAATAGGGGCTCTTCACTGCAGTGCTCATCGGAGGATGGTATAGTTCGATGGTTTGGTGTGATGGAAACAAAGGGGAGCCCTAAAGCTCCCCTTTTTCTTTATCAATGGGAGGAATAGCTCCTCATTCAGCGCAGGCCGCGCAGAAGCCAGCCTCTAGATCACAGGCCGCAGAACTCTGACTGGCCTCAGACTCTTCGTCGAGACCAAACATGCTCTTAAAGTCGTCATCTAGCGCCGCGTAGGCGTCATCTTTACGCTGCGTGTCCGGGAGAACTTGCAGCGAGTAGTAGAGGCTCGTCTGAGGAGATGCTAGCCAATCGCGAAGGAAGGCTTCGTCATAAATAACCACATCGCTCCAAGAATTGAAGCTATATCCATGGAAGAGGCCTGTTGATTGATACATGCGTACCAGCTCGTCAGCGACGCGCTTGTAATCCTCCCAGCCCACATCTGCCGCCGTTTCGACATTGCCATAGTCAAAGCTTTCCACGCCAAATGTGCCGCTATCGCGGTCGACATGGCGAGCAATAGGAGGAGCAATCTCAGGCGTTGTAGTGAAACCATTGAGATCCTGGTAGCGGTAGGAGCAGGATGCAGTGGGTGCAATGCAGAACGCCCGGTCCATGTTGTATTCACGGGCAATCGACGCGGCTTCCATGATGGAGCGCTTCAGCATCACGGCAGCAGCACGGCCAGGGGCCAACGCCACTTCCTTCCCATCGTTCACATCCTTCAGGGCCAGGCCGAAATCCTTATAGGAGATGCCTTCCTGCGCGAGGAAATTAGCCAGGCCCAACATGCCGAGGCCCACTTGACGATCAATGGAAGCGGGCAAATACTCTCCAGTGTCACCAACGCCAGTGGTGGCATGCAGCTCACAGAGCTGCAGCATGCCCACTGCAAATGCCTCAGGCAGATCTTCAATGGTGCAAGCGCCCATGTTGACGTGCTGCAGCAGGCAAGTGCCGCGATGGGGCAAATACACTTCTAAACACACGTTCGCACGGATGCGCTCGCCGCGCTCGTTGTAACGAATCTTATTGAGCCAGATATCGCCCGAGGCGATGCCCTTCAGAAGCTCGCCAATCAGCTCTTGCGAAGCATTCTCAAAAAGCGCATCGTCCACATTGACGCAACGCTTCACCCAAGGCAGCTCACTTCGCGATGCTTTGATGAAATCAAGCGCATCTTCATGCGTATAGTCAATGTGCAAAACAATTGCACCGTTTTTGTAACGCCCACCCCGGCGAAGTATTTCATTCAATGTGGAATAGATTTTGCCAAAGCTGACAGGACCGCTCGCCACCAGTCCTTTGCCATTCTCCGCCCCCTTAGGACGCAAATCAGACAGGTGGACAGCCACGCCAGCACCATTTCTGAGACCATGGCTGACGAAGCGCCACGAAGCTTCAATGCCATCTTCACCCTCCATTGAATCGAGCACATTAAATACTGTGCAGCTCACTGGAAGCCGCCCAGAGGGGTCGTCAATCCAGCTCTGCACTCTGCCAGTGCGAGCAATCTTCTCTGCTGCCATTGGAAAATCTTGAGACGAAAGAGCCGCCCTCAAAGGCGGCTCTACAACGGAACCAGCTTAGCTACGGCCTACGGCGCCTTAATCAAAAATTCAGGATCAATCGCAAAGCATTTCTGGATCTTCGATGGATTGACGATCTTTCGCAAATAGCACTGCAGCGCTCTTGCTAGGGAAGTAGTACGGACAGCCCTCGTGAGCGATGAACCATTGCATGCCTGGCCTGCTATGGGCTGGCCAAATCTTGATGGCGCCCACCATGAAGGGCGCTGGCAGATCGTCCCACATAGTGGCCTCCGCTGTATTTCTTCACGCTAGAGAGGAAACAATGGAGGGAAAGTGATTGTTAATACTCTCTTCCGTTTAAGTTATTGAATCGCAACAATTCCTTGCGCCCAAACAAGGTGAGTCGATAGGTGCCAGTTTCGTCCTTGACAATCATTTCACGGTCTCGCAAGGCTTGCATCTCGTTGTAGATGGTCTGAATTTTGAAACGCCCCCTGTTCATCGCATGATCTTTGAGCAGGGCAGGAGAGAGCTTCACGCCGTCGCTCTCGCACAACTCCAGCAGCCACAAGATGTAATGACGACATTTCTTGATGTTGTCCTTAGGCACCACTGGAACAAAGAATGCATCACTCGGATTGGTAATCACATCCCACTTCAAGCGCAAGAGGCTCAGCCTGTCCTTGGCCTGCCACGTTAAGGCGTCGCTCTCCTTCTCCAGGAGATCAACTATGGATGAGTGGAGGCGAAACCATTCGCCAGCGATGCGATGCTCCGCGAACTGTTGATGAAGCAATGTCTCATCATCTTTTCCATTGGGAGCTGATATGACCTTTCTGACTACCAAGTGGCGCCAGTTGGCAACAAGAAAATCACTAAGACGCTTTTGCAGGCCCGTGGTGTAGCCAATTTTTACGTTGTCCAGATCATCCTCCCAGGAGACGAAGTAGATGAGCCCGCGTGCCATGAATCCTTAAGAAAATCGGAGCATTTCAGCGAGAACTTACCGAAACACTCCTGTACGGGAGCAGCGTAGCACGAAAAGTAAATCAGTAAGCTCGCAATAGACGTTATGCTAGGCATTGTGCAACTGCTGATCAGGAATAGGCAACGCTGCCAGAGCGACGCCTTCCCATCCAGCACTTGCAAGTGGCCGCCCCAAGCGGACACGCAGCCTCCAGAACGACCATCGATTCTGGAACTTCCAGAAAGGACTGGCAAATGTCCTTCCAGCTCTGAGACGCCGCCCCAAAAGCGGCGTCGCTCCAGAACGCTTGGTGAATGCAAGGGAAAAATGCGTGCAACCGCCGGGAATAAGAAAAAACAAGTGAAAACAATATCGTTCTGAACACAGGCGGCCTTTGAGGGCCGCCTTTCTGCTGGAACAACAGCCAGAAGAAACAATGGAGGGGGATGGTGTTGGCTCAATGCCTTCGGCACCTTCTAAATAGTCTTTTGTCCTGGAAGGAGCGCTCTTTTGAGGAGCGCTCCGTAGTGCTGGAAATAGAGGAGACGATGGGAAAAAACGTGCTTAACATTTCGTCACATGCGATTCACGTATTCACAGTGCCTCCGCGCATTGTTCAGTAATTCATCGCATTACCCCCTCTCGTTACTCGTCTTGACTGCCAATGCGCCGTCCCCTTTACATTGCCGACTTCGGCAAGCTTGTCTGGCACATCTTTGATGTGGCCTCTGATGATGTCACGCAACTCACGCCAGAGCAATTCCGCACTCTCTCCTGGCTCCCTTCTGGCGCTCTCTTGATCTGCGAATCAGCGCACCTCGGCACGCCACGCACCGATTTCAGCCTTGCGCAAGTCTATACAGAGCAAGAATTGCTTTCTCTTTACGATGCGCTCGCAGCTAAAGGCTGCGAGCTTCGCTTGTTCCCACAAGGCGTCACAGCTAAAGCTCGTGCCATTGCAGGAATCGATGGGAAAAGTGATGAAGGCGATCTTCGCGCCATTGCTCACTACGTTCAAACCTTCCCGCAAGCATCCCTGCGCAAACCGCCCACATCGTTCACCGTGGAGCGTCGCGTTGAAGCAGGCTGGTCTTTCAAAAAAGAAAACGATGGCATTCTGAACGTTGCCCGTCGTTATAACTATGCCCTGAAAGACGATTTCGTTACATCGTTCGTCAATGACAACATTGACGAACTAGCCTCGCGCCTTTCTGACAATGCAAAACAATTCATGCATCTGTCAGACGACTATCGCAGCAAGAAAAAAGGCAAAACGTGGAATCAAAGCAAACCACGCACGTCACGCCTTTACACTCTCGCTGCATTGTTCCTCCATCCCAAAGGCTACGCCCGTAAGCGCCCTGACACAGGCAACCTGCCCGGTATCAATTGGCTACAGCGCTACGTGCTTCATTTCAGCCCGTTCCATTTAAAAGGCGGCATTGCCCGCTCCAATTTGAAATGGCATGGCTTTCGTAATGAAGCAATGAATGCTATGGGCACGCGCAAAGCTGGTCCCAATGGGAAGGTGCTTTCGCATTACAACTTTGATGCAGAGCAACAAGAGCAATTCCGCACATGCCGTAAGGACTTTATGGACGGCATCACGGAAACCATGCAAACCATTCGTGACCTTGTGCAGGAAAAGCTTGACAATGGGGAACTGGCCCTGCGCTAATCCATTGTTATAGTTCACAAGCAGGCGCGTCTTTCAAAGGGACACGATGTTTGACACATCGTTCACAGCCTCAAGACGCCCTGCTCACCATCGCTGCAAACGCTTCTTTCAGCTCATCACGACGCCTAGCGCATCGTTCAGCTTGTCAAGAAGCTATGCGGCTATGCATATAGTGAAGGGCTAGATCAAAAATGGCGCCGTTTTTCGGAGGGGTAGCCCGCCGCCTCTCGGCCGCAACCCCGGCGTTACCGCGCCAGGGCTTTGCCCCATTCTCTCACGGCATCGCGCCGGCCGTCAAGCCCTGTGGCCATCAGGAATGCTAATCAGTCAAATCCCGACCTATAAAGTCGGCTTTTAGATGGTGGCTGATTCCCTAGTCTCCCGGATCCCCAGATGCTGCAGCGATTCCCGGCCATCAGCACCGGCCGCCCTGACAGGCTAGAAGGGCAGCAGAAAGCCCGCTAGGTGAGAGGCTAGCGGGCTTTCTATGGTGAGGGCTTCTAGAGGCTTCTGGGCTACTCTGGCAGTTCTTCACAATCAGCGAGCTGATCTTTCAAGCTTTCAATAGCTGCGCTGATTGCATAGTGCTGGCCGACGGTTGCATCTTCTAGGGCATCTTCTAGGGCATTGATAAAGGAAAGGGCATCTTCTGTAGAGTGGAAAGTTTGAGCATCGTAGCTGTGGCCGTATTCATCAACGGCAGAAAGATAGAAAGTGGGCATCACTTTAGAAGGGAAGAATAGAGGGTCCAGAGTTCTTCTATCTGAGGCTTTCTGTCACGCCATGGGGCCACGTCTTCACAGATAGATTGCGTTTGCTCGGCATCTTCTAGAAGTTCTGCCAGAAGAGAAAGTGCAGAAATGGAAAGTTCAGGCATCGGAAAGATTGCGAGGGAAGTGGAGAGAATCAGGCAGAAAGTTGTGCTTCAGCCTTACGCTTACTTGTGCCATGGGCGAGAAAGGCTATCGCCACTTTCTTGCCACGCTTATGACATAGCATGCAATCGGCGCAAGTTACAGTATCGCTGCGTTGTGCCGGGCAAACTAGCACCGCATTTCCTGATTCAGTGCGCCACGTTGTACGTTTCTCATCGGAGGGTACAACTAGCACGGCCGGCAGATCTGCAGCGATTGCATCATCAACCTGCGCTTCACTTTCACAGCTTACGTTGATTGTGAAGCCGTTACGGTTAGCGTACTTTAAGAGGGAAAGATTCTCGCCCAGTTGTAAGTTGTGATGAGTGTAAGTGTAGGCGCGCAAGTGGGCCACGCTTTCTACCATCCGGCGGATGAAAGTTCTGCTGATCTTTCCATTGTTATGGCAAAGATCCCCGGCCTGGTTATGGCGGAAAGCGGAACTTTCCGGGAGTGCTTTTAACTTTTGCAGAAAGACCGAGAATATATCGCCACGCTCACCGCTGGTAACTTTAAGCCAGTGGAGGTTGAGTGGACCTGATCCCGCATAACAACCGTTGTTAAGGAAAGGGCAACTAGGCGAGCATGTAGCTTTTGAAGATGTGCTTACTGCCATCTCCCCGGTTTTTTTGTTGCCGCTTTTGATTGAAAGGTGGAAAGAAAGGTCGGAAAGTTTCACGGTGAAAGATGCGAGGGAATCAGGAAAGAAAGAAAGAATCAGCGGCCGTTGATCTGTAGCAAGCAAGCGTCCACAGTTGCGCCGCTAGCACGGCAGGAGAGAAAGTGTCGTTGATCTTCTATCGCGAGACTGGCGACAATCAGCGCAGCCAATCCGCAGGAAAGAAAGCCAAGGCCTTTTGAGAAAGCGAGCATGAGAGGAAAGAATCAGGAAAGCCCGGCCGGGAATCGCTTCCCTTTCGCCGTTGATAGAAGTATGGGCCATAACTGGCCCACAATGCCACAAGCTAGGCCGGTGCGCCGATTGGCACACTGTGCGGCGCTGTGCGCCGCTTTCTGCCGTTGGCACCTTTCACGGCAACCACTGACAGCGGGAAGCTGTCAGCAGTAAAGAAAGAAAGCGCGTGCGCGTGAAATACAGCACAACGGCCAAAAGGTCAAGCGGCGGCGCTTTTGTAGCGCCGCGAACACTGGAAGGCCCAAACTTTAGTTATAGCTTGAAAGCTGCGGAAAGCGCCGCTAGGTGTCCCCATAGCGGAAAGGGGGCCGCGCAGCTTCTAGCGGCTTCTAGGGGCCTCTCCGGCGTGATTAGCGCTCTTTATCGTTTGGGAAAGAATCGATCAAGGGCAAACGGAAAGCATCACAAACTAGAGGCCGTGGAAAGCATCACAAACTGCCACAGAAAGAAAGCATCACGAACTACCGGCCACGGTGAGCACCACACAGCGGCGCACAGTTTGCATCTATCAAGCCGGCACAGTTCGCATCACAAACTACGGCGCAAAAGTAAGCATCACAAACTACCGGCCACGAGTTTGCATTACTTAAGGCCCGCACGAGTAAGCATCACAAAAGGATCGCTTATCTGATAAGGGATGCTGATGGAAGGTCCGGGAATCATCAGGATGCCTTATCTGATAAGGGATGCTTATCGTTTGGCTCGGAATGATAAGTTTTGCTTATATAGTACAAAAGTACTATTGAGAATGATTCTCGTTTTCAAGGAGTACGCATGTACCACCCCAGATACGACCCTAGCCGGACCCTAGATACACCCCTAGCCGGGTCCAATTTTTTTTCAGATACGACCCTAGCCGGACCCTGGCCCGCCTGATACATGCCTAGCCGGGCCTTGAGCCCGGCTTTTTCATGCTCACCAGCCATGACCATCGAACGCGGCCTTGATGGCCGCTTCTTCATCATCAAACGGGCCTCCCACAACGGTTTCGTCTGAATCGTCGTAGAAATACCAGCCTTCGATAAGTTCAGTGCCTTTGCAGGAATCAGCATTGAAGAAATCGATGAGAATCATGATCAGGGCCTCTTGAATTTACGCAAGTGCATGTTCCACATGCCTGCGCTCATGGTGCCTGGGCGATAAAGCACGTATTCAGGCTTGCCGAGCACAAAATCACCTTCTCCATCGCTCACGGGCTCACTTTCATCAATCCAAATGCCCTTGCATTCCCCATCGTCATCAAACACACCAATCTGGAAGTCTCCGTCTTCCATGCAGGTGCGCACATGGAAAATGATGTCTTTGAGGCGGGCGGCATGGTATTGGCTCTGTGTGGGAGCGAAATAGGGGCCGTTGCTGTTGTAGTTGCAGACGAAATGCATGATTTCAGGCTTCGATGATACGAAAATCAGGATCGTTGTCCTTTTTGATCCATCGGCACTGGTTTAGCTCAGGAAACACCAGAAATAGCTTGTCCTGGTGGTTTTGTTCGACGATGGCAGTGGTGAGCTGGGTGCCGATGCGGCTCTTGCCCTTCTTGCTGATGGCCAGCACGTTCACAATGTCTTGCATGGTTCTGGGATGTATCAAAGGTGGGCGGGGCCGCTTTGGGGCGGCCCCTAGTTGATCAGGCGGCGCTGGCCAGGATCTCCAGGCAGTCAAGGCGCACCTTCTTCTCTTTGGTGAGGGTGCCGATCAGGCCGATCAGCATGCCGCTCTCCATTGCTTCTGCCTTCTCGGCCATTTTGCCCCAAGCTTCGCAAGGGATGGTGGCAGTCTGCTCACCACGCTTGACGGTGATGGAGAAGGAAGCAAAAGCAGAGCCACTTTCAGTGCGCTCTACGGCCACTTCGCTGTTGCGGCCAACGAGGGTGAGAGAGTTGATGGTCATGACTGTCAGAAAGCTGTGGAGCGTCGCCGCCCCGGACATGAGCAAAGATAAAGCCCCTTGCGGGGCTTGTCAAGCTATTCGGCCACATTGGCGCAAAGACTGGCCACCATCATGGCCTCGCCTGGTTTTGAGCCTTTAGCGATGGGGCTACGCCAACCTTGCCATTTGCCAGGCTCGGTGGAGCTGGTGGTGTTCACCTTCAACAGCGAGCAGCTCACGGCTACGCTGACGGGCGTTTGCACAGATTCACCTTTGCAGGTGCGGAAGGTGGTTCTGACGCCCTCAGAGTTGAGCTTCCATTGGTCCCACATATATGTGCATTCACCAAAGGAGCGCTCAGAGGCGGCAGCAGGAGCCTGCTGCATGATCTGCTCAAGAATGGCTTGCTGGCGGGACTGAACGGGCTTGGGCTGCACTACGGGAGGCAGTTCAGGCAGTGCAGTGGCGAGCAGGATGGGCAGCATGGTCTTAGGAAGCGATGGAGGGCAGAGTTAGGGGCAGAGTCACATTTGATCGCAGATGCCCATCAGCACTTCTCCCACATAGTGCTGGGCCTGACGGAGCTGGTCAAAGGCTGTTGCACGTTCATCACGGGCTTTGTAGTAGGCATCAGAGCCCTGCGGGTAGAAATCACGAGCATTGCACGTCGCAGCCACAAGAGCACCTACGGCTTTGCTGATGGCGTCGTATGCAGCGGCGTATTCATCACGCAGCGTGGTGGCACCAGTGCCATTGAGGTGAATGGTGGGGATGGTGGTCATGATCAGGAAGCGATGGGGAGGGGAATATATATCGGGCTCACCAGCCAGGCTGCTGAATGCCCTTGGTGGGCATCAGGCGCCAGTGCGTAGGGCTCTCGGGGTCCACATGCACCACCTTCAGCGAGCCTACGGGCCAGCGCTCGCTTTTGTTCAGGATGGCCAGGGCCATTTCGGCGTAGTCCTTCGCCCAGTAGCGCTTGTCCCAGGGCGATGTGTAATCGACGTTGATTTGAAGGGCCATGATCGTCAGAAGATGAGGCTCGCGCCCCGTGAGAAGAACTATACAGCATGGGAAGGCGGGGCCTTTGGTGGCCCCGCTTCCGTCTTAACAATCAGTCATCACAGAGGGTGGTCTTGATTCCATGGGCCTTGGCATTGCGCCACAGCTCACGAGCCTCTTCTACATCGGTGATGCGCTTCACCCACTTGTCCTTGCCCCATTCCTTCATCTGACCATGGGAGGGGCTGGTGTAGCACTTCCAGGTGCGGCAACGCAGATGGGCGTCATAGAACTTGCCTTTCCACATGGACACTTCCAGGATCACATCGCTGTTATCGCCAATGAAAGTCTTGAAGGTGATCGTGCCGGTGCCGCCACAGGCGAAGCAGGCGCCGTTGGCGATGTGGCTGTAGTGGGGGAGCCTGCCGGTGCCGTCGCAGTTGGGGCAGGTGACGGTTTCGTTGATGGTGGTGGTCATGACTGTCAGGAGGTGAGGCTCTCGCCCCGATGACAGAACTATACAGCACAGCGAAGCGGGGGCTTTGGGAGCCCCGCTTCTGACGACATATATCGTTACAGAGGGTCAGTCCCAGTGGTTGATGCGCTGCTGGCGTCCGTCCCAGATGCGCATGGTGCGCTGCAGCTTGCTGTTCCAGAGCCACTCGCTGCCATCAGCGTTGCGCTTGATGCGGAAGCTCTTGATGGGCGCTTCCACCAGCTCGCCGCCTTGGTTGTCGGCACGGTTCTGGAACACCATTAGAGGCTTGCGGGACAGCTCAGGCACAGCGTGGCCACCAGCAGGACCGTGATCTTCTTCACAGCTTTCGATTTGCTGCACCCAGGCAGTCTTCTCAGTGCAGCGGACCACCACATAGAAATCCACGATGGTCATGGAATAGCCCCATGACGAACTGAGGATGGTGCCGGGCTGAAGCTGGGTGCCCTGGAGGGGAGGAGCGATGAGGGTCATGACGGTCAGAAGGTGGTGAGGCTCTCGCCCCGTGAGCGTCATCCTACACCGTGGTCGTCAGGGCTGCAAGCTTTCAATGCGGAATGGCCCTAATCGACTGCGGCGCAAGGCTTTCTCGCGAACGAACTGCTGACTGTTCGTGCGGGTGTTACGGATTTTGTAGTAGAGGCCGCCAGTTTCGTGCGGCAGTTTGATCACGGTGTATTCGCCCCGCCATTGCCTAAAGCCCACGTCGTAGAGATCGACGAGATCACCAATGGAGAAGGGCATGGCTTAATAATTGCTATAGGATGAAGGTTCCCAATGATTTCTTCATGGGGCGTTACCCGTTACGGAGCAGACGGTGAGGGCTGGGCCTCGTGAAGCTCAGCCCAGCTCTACCTTTCAAGCTCATCGGCAATGGCGTAGAGCGTGTGGGCTGAATTTGGATTGTCCAAATGATCCGCAGCGGCCCGCAGGGCGGTGGCAAGCAAAGGCGACATCTCCTCGGCAAAAGCAGGCAGTCCTTCTGGAGGCACGTCGTACTTTTTCCAAGTTACGGCTTCCAAAACTGCCCTAGCAGCGGGTGAAAGCTCTTTGGTCATTAGTTGATCGGACTACTGGGCATCAAGCTCGGTGGCAATGGCGAAGAGATTACCCACTGTCACTGCATGGACCGGACAGCCTTCCAAATAAAGGGTTTCTCCTTGCTCTGCAGCAGCTCGCAGGGCGGCGGCAACGGATTGGCGAGTGGCATTGCCGTCGTCAGGTGCTTGATAGGCTGCCTCTAATACAGCCCAGGCTTGTGGTGAAAGTTCAGACATAGAAGTGGAAGCGACTACTCGTGGTCGGGAAGTTGTTCAAGAGCACGGCGAACAACGTCAGCAACATCTGCTGCTATACGATAATCAGCAACAGCGGTGTCGATAGCTAATAGCGCCTGTTTTTTCAAGCTTGGCGGCTTGGGGCGGCGATCTGCTTTGAGATCTTCGATAGCTTCATGCCCAACGGGGAAGCGTTCTCGATCAGTAAGCCAGTTGAGGCACGCCTCCAGCTCCTGGTCGGCTCCGTATTGGGCGGCGCGGGTGGCGAGATCAAGGAGAGCATCACCTTGCGCAATAGGTGCGCTGTAGAACTCGTCAGCCCACTGCAGCACCAGCTTCGGCGGTGGGGTGATGGGATGGTTCTCAGTCATTCGTCGTCTGAGTAGTTTGGGTAGTTGAATAGTTTCTCAATTCGCTCGAACTCAGTGTCGAACTGCTCAGCCATTTCAAACGGGGTGCTGTTAGCATCTGAGGCTACGTATGCAAGGTCTACACAAGTCACCTCTTTGAGTTTCTCAAGGATGAAGCAGCGGAGAGCTCGTTTATGCTCAAGTTTCACTCAATGCCCTCCAATTCGG